CTACTTCGTTGGCTCCACGATCTCGCCGACACGACGATAGACCGTCTCGGTGATGCGCTTGTCGGTGTGTCCAAGCAGCCTGGATGCCCGGCCGAGGTCAGCAATTTCAGAGGCTGCCTTCGGGCGGATGTCTCGGAACTGAAACTGACGAATCGCGGTGGCCAGGGTCTCGTCGAGTTCCTCCAGCGCCGCGCCGGCGGCGGCCGACCGTGCTTCGTCAAAGCGAATGCGCAGCATGGAGGATGTCATCCGGCGCCCATCGGGCGTAGTGATCAGATACGGGCCGGCTACGCCGCGCTGGCGCCGCTGCTCGCACAGCCGCGCAACGAGTTCTCCAAGCGCCGTCGGGCTGCCGTCGACATCGAGCATGATGCGCAACTTCTTCGACGTCTTGCCCTGGGCGATCTGCAGGTGCCCATCCTGAATGTCCGCCTCCCGAATGATCAGCACGTCGCTCGGTCGCTGGGCGGTGAGATAGGCAAGGTCCATTGCGTCGCGGAGTTCCGGTGGCGCCGCGCCGTATACCGCGTTCCAGACCTCGGCCCTGGCGTAGAAGTCGCGCGGCGTCTCGCGGTTCTTGCGAACCCCCTTCACCGGGTTTTCAGCCGTGACGATTCCCCACTCCCTGGCGATGTTGAAGATGTGGGAGAAGAGGGATAGCTCCCTGTTCGCCCGAACCTTCGCGGACCGCTTGTCCCGGTACTGTGCCAGCACTTGGGGGGTGAGCGCCTCGACCGGCGCTTCTGAAAACGCCTTTCGCAGTTGCGTCAGAGAGAGGAGGTTGTCCTTTTGGGTGCGTGGCGCTTTCCCGGGGATGATCTCTTTTTCGTACCGGTCGAACACGTCACCCCATTTGCGCAGGGTCTTCGGAGCCGGACTGGCATCCAGCCGCGCCCACTCCAGCTTTGCCAGGTCCAGGTCGGTGCCGAGCGGGATTTCCTTCCTCTTTCCGTCTTCGCCGCGGCCGTCGTAGTAGTAGCCAACCCACAACCTCCCTCCTTTTAGCTTCCTGGTCCGGCGAATCATCCGGGGCGGGAGATCCCTGTTCTTCGGCTGCTTCGGCCGCATTTCAACTCACCTTCGACAGATCCAGCGTCCACGGTTCCTGTACAGCGACCGTTCCGTTCGGCTTCACTCCGGCCAGCCGCAGGCGGGCATAGATCCGCCCGACGACAGGTCGCTGCGCAGCATTCAATTCGTACTTCCAGCCATGAGATGCCAGCCACTCGACCTGTTTTTTCGATGACTTGGCGCCGATCATGGCCTCCAACTCCTCCTTCGAGAGGAACTCAGATGGGGTTTCCATGGGCAATGCCTCTCCGCCCAGGCGGATCGCCCGGGACCGAAATTGAGTGTTAGGATTCTCTCCCCAGCCGGGACGGGCCTCAGGAAGAGGCCGTGGTGGCTCCCGGCTGGGGATTTTGCGATATGCCTGCCCGGTCGAGACGTTCGATCTCAGCCAGCGCCAGGGCACAGGCCTTGACCAGATCACGGCGCGCACTGGTCGGCTTCCACCACTGTTCATCCCAGGGCCATGCGAGCGACACCAGCAGGGCAGCGGTTCCATCGTTCGGAGCGCTGGAGCCGGCCAGGGCGTAGCAGGCGGCGGCGCGGGCCATCTCGCCGTGGCTGTGCGCATCGTCGTGCTCCGGCGTCCATCCCTCGGCGGTGATCTGCCGGCGGCGCTCTGCCTGAACGTCGAGCCATGCCTGCGGCACTTCCTTGCCGGGCGCGGCGGCGAGAGAGCGCAGAGCATCATGGATGGCTCGCAGATCATCGTCGGTCGGCTCCTTGCGTAGGTACAGAACGACCGCGCGCGGATGACCAGTGTCGCGTCCGATCCCTGACACTTCCGGCGCGCTGTGCTGAGCCTGGGCGGGCGGCTTCCGGTACAGCTCGACCACGCTCCCGCCGTGGTCGGCGACCTGTGTCAGGGCATCGCCCAGCGTGTTGTGAAGGCCCGAGTGGTCGGTATCGTCGCAGTCGGCGAAGTAGTAGAACGGCTCCTGCTTCTCCAGATCGGCCAGCTTCGCCTCCACCTCCGCGACCCTGGCCAGGGCGGCGTCGCGCTCTGCCATGCGGCCCGAAACCAGACCATCAAGACGAGCAATTTCCGCTTCCCGTTCCCGGATTTCGTTCTGCAAGGCTCGGTAGGTTTCCTGGCCGGAATCCATGTAATCGTTCTTGTGCTGGCGGAGCTGGGCTATCACCGCCCGCAGTTCCCCGACGATGCACTCATGCTGGGCGATGGTCATAAGCGGCCGGCGTTCGACGGTGTAGGAGCGTTCGAACTCCTCGCCTTTTCCTGGGTGCCAGAGACTCCAGCCAGTTTGCGGTCCTGCGGTGACGCGGTATTGCCACGCCACAACCTCCGGCCGCTCCGCCTCTGCCTGCTCAGGCCTGAGTGCTTCAGCGGGCGCTTCGTTGAACGCTTCAGCATGCGGGGCTAGGTTGAGCGGGTCGAGTTGCTCGCGAAACGCCTGGAGCCGCTCGATGCGCTCCGCCTCTTGCTCCGGAGTGGACTCGAACTCGTACAGCCGCTGGGCGGCTTCGACTACCAGCCGCGACGACACGCCAGCGCTGAAGCGGACGCCACCGACCTTGGCTGGCTGTTCCAGCTTGGGCCAATGGTTGAATGCTCGACGGGCGAGGGCAATGTCGCATACCGCAGCTGGAACAGGCTGGCCGTCCTCGCCCTCGAGTTCGTTGGCCAGCCACTCTTCGAAGCTGGCTTCCGATCGAGCCGGCGCCTGGTCCTTGATCATGGCCAGCAGGCTCTCGGCTGAGGAGTGAACGTCGTCGAGGTCCGTCGACCAGCGCTGCGGGCTGGTGTCGTGGATGTTGTCCAGGGCTTCGACGATGCCGCGCAGGCGGGTGGCGCACTGCTCGATCAGTTGGTGTTGGGTAGAGGACATTGTGGTGTCTCCGGTTGCTCCGGCGCCGGCGGCCGGCAGCGGAAGCATTTGCACAGGCCTATCCGTTGGCCCGTGGTGCGGCAGATGGTGGGGCGGTTCATTTCGTGGCGTCTTGCTTCATGGCTTTGGCGTGGCCGACGCAGGTGCGGACTGGGTCGCCCTGGTCGTCTAGGTCGGCGTGGCAGTAGAACCGGCTGAGTTCCTGCCGGCAGTAGATGGCATCGGAGGTGGTGACCGGCGAGGTGTTCGCCGGGGTGCCGAGGCGATAGGCACAGCCGGCGCACGTGCCGCGTGGATCCACAGTGGCGGCCAGGACAACACCTTGCAGCGCTCCGAACATCGTCGGCAGGTTCGCCTGCTCCGCGGTGTGCGGGTGTTCGCCGCGCTCGATGAGGATCAACTCCACCATCGCTCGGCAGTTCTCGGCGACGGCGTTGGCCATGCCCAGCACCTGGGCGAACAGGTCGAGCATGCCGGCCAGGTTGCGCTGGGCGGCCATTTTCTCCAACACCTGGCGGCGCAGGTTCGCCGGCAGAAGAACGGCGCCGGCCAGTTCGCGCGCGTCAGCGGCACTGATCTGGTAGTCGACAGGGGGCTCAGCCATAGTTCCTCCTGGGGTTTATTCGTAGGGACCGGTCATGGTTGAGCTGTCGGAACTCGGTGCAGATGACGATCACGTCGGGACCGTCACGGCGGTGGACCGGCATCGTGCTGAAGTCGAAGCTCGAACAGTCGTCCAGGCGTCGCTCGCAGGCGCGGCAGCGCCCGCCCTTGGGGTAGTAGTTGGGCATGGTTGGCTCAGGTGAAGAGGGTGGGCTGGGCGCTCTTGTCCAGCGCCTGCTGGATCTTGGTGAAGGCCTCGGGGTGCTGCTGGTCGAACGCTGGCATGCGGGGCGACTCAACCCAGGTGCCGCGCTCGGCGCCCTTGTCGAGCCAGGATCGTGTCCAGTTCGTGGCGCTGACGCCGCATTCGGCGATCTGCTTCGTTGTGATGAAGCCCTGGCGGCGTAGCGTGGCGATCACCTTCAGCGCGCCTTCCTTCCATTGGGTGAGCCGCAGCGGCGCCGGAACGCCGGCGGGCACGTCGGGGACCACGATCGGGACATGGCAGCGTTCCGCGGGGTTCCAGTCGAACAGTTGCGGCCCGCTCATGTGCTGGAGCCAGTGGCGCAAGTGGAACTCGGGGAAGTCGACGAACTTGCCGTCGCGCCGACGGTGTCCGCGGGACGGCGCGAGCACTGCGATGCCGCACATTTCAAGCAGGCGCGCGATTCCGTGGCTGGCCTCGGTGATCCGCCCGACAATGACCAGGCGGTGATCTGGCCCTGGCGCCCCGTACCGGTCTTGCCAGTACTGCGGCAGGATCTGGTCGGCCACCTTGGCGTTCAACTGCAACTTGGCCTCGACGCCGATCTGCCGGCCATCCTCGTGGACCACCAGGATGTCGAACCCGGCAGTCTCCGGGTAGCAGGTCCAGCCGGGGACTCGGTTGAACTCGTCGATGAACGCCGCGCAGAGTTCGGCCTCGCTCTGCACCAGCGGGGCCTGGCTCTTCATGTCGGTATCTCCGCAGGACCGGTGATGTGCTCCGCGTGCAGAGCGCGCATTCCCAGGTTGGTGGCTACGGTGAACTCCAGCCTGGCGCCCTTCGAATCCATCCAGCCGGGCAGCAGGGCGATTGCCTGGCAGGTGAGCAGCTTCTGCAGGTCGAGCCGCAGGTAGTCGGCCCACTCGAAGCCCGGAATCTCGCCGTGCTCGGCGGGGTTCTCGAACTGGTACCCGAGGCTGCGCAGGCGCGCGGCTTCGGCGTGGAAGGCGGGGAAGTTGTGTTCCGGCAGGCCGGTCATGGGGCCGGCGAGGTAGATGCGCTGGGTCATTCTCCGCGCGCCTCCTGAATATCGGCCTCGGTCAGGGTGTAACTGGTAACCCCGTCGACGAGATAGAAGTCCGGCGGGCAGTTCGCCCTGGCCCAGCCGCGCAGGAAGCTTCCCAGGTCGGCCATTGCTTCCTTGCTGGCCTGCGGCCAGTCGTCCACCCATTCCCCGGCATCGCTGCAACTGGCGTTGTCGTTCATGCTGCTGATCAGGCTGTCCGGATCGACGAAGCCAGCGGGATCGAGGTAGCGCTTCGTTCCGAAGTACACGGTGGAGCCTGCCTGCAACTCGTCGTAGCTGGTGATGAGTTCTGAGAGATCCTCGTTGTGCCAGTCCTCTCCGTTGGCGCTCCAGGTGATTTCCCCTGACCGTGGATCGCTGTAAGCGACGGCCGGAGCATCCCCAGTGCGGTCGTGCTCGATCGCCTTGTCGGCCGGCACCGTGCGCCAGTCCGGCCAGGACCGCGCCTCATTCTTCGCCTGCTTGGCCAGCAGGGCGTCGATGATCTGCGCGGGAGTGGCGCCGGTGCGCCAAGCCCCGTCCAGGGCCAGGATCACAACGTCGATCCACTCGGCCAGGTCGCCGGGGGTTTCCTCGATCTCGCGCAACTCCTTGCGGATGTGGTCGATGACGCCAGCGGCGCGCGCCCCTGGCCCGAACGTGCGTTCGCTGAACCGGCGCTGGCGCTCCAGGTGCAGGTCGAAACGGAACACGTCCAGCCGCCCGCGGGCGCGGCCAAGCGCGTAGGCCTCATCCTGGAACATCAGGAGGTGATCGCTGGTGCGTCCGGTCAGGACATCGAGATAGCGGCTGTGGAGCGCTTCAATGGCAAGGTGATCGTCGGGGTGGTTCTGGTTCGTCGTCATGGCTGCACCTGCTGAAGTGGACGATGGCCTGGTTTCGGCGGTAGGTGTGGGGAGAGCAGCGCGTCCTCGAGGGACATGCCTGCGGCGAGTCGCCGGCGGACGGTGCTGGCCGAGACGGGGCTCGGCAGCAGGTCGACCAACTCTTCGAGGGTTCCGGTTCTGCCGCGCACGGTGTGGGTGTGCTTTTCCTTGCGTGCCTGGCGGGCCTGGTCCAGTGCGCGGGCGAGTGCCGGCGTGCAGTAACCTCGTTTCTGCGAGTTGGCCCGCTTGTGGTCCAGCGACTGGCCCTTCGCCGGCCACTCGATGTCCGGCATCAGGGTCAGCATTTCGCGGAATACCCATGGGCCGATGCCCAGGGCCAGCCGGGTGGCGCGGCGGGAAAGCCCGCGCGCGGCGGACTCCCGAATGAACTGCTCAGTGTTCATGCCGCCACCTGCTGCGGACTCGGGCGTAGCCGCCGCTTCCATGGGTCGTTCGCCCGGGCGTACGCGGCCATCGTGTTCGGGCTCACGCTGTTGCCGCACATGTGGACCTGCTGAGACAGAGTGAACCGCTGCCCGTTGTGGCCCCGCTCGATGATGTAGCTGTCGGGGAAGCCCTGGGCGCGGTACAACTCGCGCGGCTTCAGCATCCGCAGCCGGATGTCGACGATCACGTAGGGGCTACCGCTGATCCAGACCGTGACCAGCGCCAAGCGGTCCTTGGTGGTGATCGTGGTCAGCGGATCGTCCAACTTCGCCCACTGCCCGCCGGTCGAGTGGTAGCGCATCAGGAACGCCGACACCCACAGCGCGCCGTCCAATTGCTCCGGCGTCAGGCTGCTGGCGACCATTTCCGCGGTGACCAGACCGTGGTGCGTGCCGCCGGCGCTGACCGTGTGCAGCGGCTCGTCGGCGGCGCGCGCGTCGCAGTTGCCGCGCAGATGCAGCAGGTGGGCGGCGACCAGGCCGTGGTGGTCCGTGCCGGTTTGCGTGCCCAGCGGTCCGTCCACCGGTGCGCCATGCGATCCCTTCCGTAGCGTTACCAGGTGTGCCGTGGCGAGCTGCTGCTGGCTGCCCTTGTTGGTGATGGTGCTGATCGGGGCATCGGCCGGGCGACTGTGGGTGGTGTTGTAGCCGCCGTTGGCCTGGACCATGAACGCGGTGGCCACTCCGCAGTCAGCTTTCGCGGTGATGGTGTACATCGGCTCGGCGACCGAACGCGGCTCGGTTTGGCCGGCGCGGCCGCCGACGCCTACCAGGATCGTGCTGGCCAAGCCCAGCGCGTGCGCAGCACCAGCAGGCCGCTTGCATTCTCCGCCGCTGGTGATCGTCGGCATCGGCTGGTCGACCGGTGCGCCGGTGGCGTCGAAGCGGAACTTGACCAGGTGGGCGGCCGCGACGGCGTGCTTGATGCCGCCGGCGACCACGGTGCCGAGCGGTTCATCCAGTTCAAGGACGCGCGGTGCCTGTCCGTCGCGCTCGCCGTAGCCAACTTGGATCAGCGTCGGGGTGGCAACGGAGAAAGCGCCACCCTTCGGCCAGGCAGTGATGGTGTTCAGCGGCTGGTCCACCGGATGCACGGCTTCGCGCGACCAGTTCGCGATCGGCACGATGAAGGGCTTGGCGCGCTGGAGCACTTCTTTCTCGATACCCTTCGCGATGCGGCGCATGGTGGCCTCCGCCAGCGGCTTCTTCCGGTTGCGGATCGACTGGCCGAGGTCGCTCCAATCGATGCACTCTGCTGCCGTGCGGTACGGCTTCAGCCCCTTGCTGGGTTTCGCGGCATGGGTCTTCTCCGCCGCCACTGGCTCGAAACCGCCGTCTGTGGCCACCAGGTACAGGCGCTGGCGGGTGGTCGGGTCGCCGTAGTCGCAGTTGCGCTCGACCCAGTAGTCCACCTGGTAGCCGAAGCCGCGCAGGGTCTGGACGAACTGGCGCCAGGTGCGACCCTTGCGCTTCGGATCGGGCACCAGGAACTGCTCGTGGCGCGGCACGCGCTCCCCTGGCTCGGCCACCGTGCCGTCGAGACGCACGACGCGGCCGGTCGCTTTGTCGCGCTTGGCGATCAGCGGGCCCCATTGCAGGATCTGTTTCACGTTCTCCAGGCTGATCACCCAGGGCCCGCGGCCGAGCTTGTGCAGCTTGCCGGCCCACTTCACCACCACCCACGAGAGATCCCGGATTTCCTTCTTGCGCGGCTGGCCGCCGGCGGCCTGACTGTGATGTCGGCAGTCCGGGGAGGCGTGCAGCCAGCCCACGGTGGCGCCCTTGGTGGCCTCGATGGGGTCGATGCCCCAGACATCGGTCGGCAGATGCTCGGCGTGCGGGTGGTTGGCCTCGTGCATGCTGATTGCGGCTGGGTTGTGGTTGATGGCCAGGTCGACCTTGCGGCCCAGGCCCATTTCCAGACCGGTGCTGGCACCGCCGCCGCCGGCGAACAGGTCGACGATGATCGCGTCGTCGGTGTCGTCCAGGGCCAGGCCGTACTGGGTTTTGAAGTCGAGCGGGGAGGGCTTCTTGAGGGAAGTCATGCGGCGGGTTCCTTCTGGATGATTTCAGCATCAGCCTCGAGCAGGGCGAACAGGTCGGGCATGGCCATCTCTTCCTCCGCGGACTTGCAATAGCCGGCACCGTCCAGGAAGTAGCGGGAGTTCAGTTCGTGGGCGCGGGTTCTGCGCTTGAGCTTCAGCGCGCAGTACGGGACGGTCATGATCCCGCCGAAGGGATCGAAGACCAGGTCTCCTTCCATGGAGTACTGCACGATGGCCCGGTCGACGATGTCGAACTGCAGCGGGCACAGGTGCATTTCCTGGCCCTTGCTGTACTGCTGGGCGTTGAGCGTCCGCATGCGGGCGACGTCGGTCCATACGTCCGGGTGCCAGGACTGCGGTGGCAGCAGCATGAAGCCGGTGGGCAGCTTCCCGGTGACCTCCAGCGATTCGCCGATGCGGACGTGGTGCTCGAAGTCGTAGACGGTGGACAGGCTGTAGTCGCGGTACAGCTTGAACATCACGTCGTGCGGGATGCCTTCGAAGTCCTCTTCGGTCAGCGGACGGTTGCCGCTGCTTCGGGTGAACCCGTGGGCGTCCAACTGCCAGCGTGCCCGGCTGTAGCCGTTGCCGCGGGTGACGGTGAGCTTCTTGTCCATGGCGAAGGGGACGATTTGGCCGTCTTCGTCGATGCACAGAGGCTTTGCCTTGACCACCGGCACGTCGCCGTAGGCGTTGGAGTTGTCGGTGGGCGGCTTGCGGAAGATCAGCAAGTACTCGGGCATGCCGACACCCATCTTGGTGCCGTCCTTGCACTGCTCCGTCCACGAAAGGCGGTAGGTCTGGGCGTTCTCGCGAACCACGTCGGTGACGATGGTCTTCATGCCCATATAGGCCCAGCCATGCTTGACGAAGGCTCGAGTCACTTCCATGTGGAAGGGGTAGACGGTCTGGAAGCCAAGGCCGGTCATTCCGCCGGGAATGATGCGATCCTTCACGTGGATGCAGGCCAGACGCCCGGGGATGGTCACGCGCAGCAGCTCCGGGATCAGATAGTCCATCTGCTCGAAGAAGTGCGCGTTGTCGTCGGTGTGGCCGAAGTCGGCGTAGTTCGGCGAGTACTCGTACTGGGTGCTGAAGGGGATGCTGGTGATGGTCAAGCCGACGCTGTTGCTTTCCATGCGGCGGGTTTCGAGCACGGTGTCGTTGTTGACGATGGTGTAGTCCTTGCCCTTGATCTCGACGCGCTCCACGCCCATGGAGCGGGTGAGGGTCTGTGCCATGGCGGCCACGGACAGGCCGTACTGCTTGATGATCTCGGTCATGCGCTGAACCATGGTGTTGTGCTGCTGCCACTTCCGTTCGAGTTGGCGGCGGATGTCGCGCTCGGCCTCGGTATAGATCAGGTCGATGCGCACGCGGCCGGTCTGCAGGAATCGGTGCAGGCGGTGAATGGACTGGATGAAGTCGTTGAACTTGAAGCCGATGCCCAGGTAGATGGCCCACGAGCAGTGGCGCTGGAAGTTGCAGCCGCTGCCTGCGATCACCGGCTTGGCAGCCAGTTCCTGGAACTCGCCGTCGCTGAACTGGACAATCGCGCGTTCGCGCTCTTCCAGATCCTGGGCGCCGTAGACGCTGACGGCGTCGGGGATAGCGGCCTCGATCGCGTGGCGTTCCGCCTCGAGGTCATGCCAGATGATCCGGTGAGCATCTGGAGCTTCGGCCCGGATCTCCATCAGTTTGGCGATCCTGGCAGGAAGGCTCTCGCGCTTCTCTGCGGCGGCGTCCTGCACGCCAATGGCGGTGTTGCGAAGCAGGCGGCCCTGGCCATTACGCTCATGGCCAGCGTGCGAGTGGTCGGACGGTACTTCGTGCCAGCGGATGTCCAGTTCCGGTAGCGCGTAGCCTTCGTCGCTGAACCCGAGGTCGCTGGGGCGCTGAACGAAGATCGCCCAGGACGCCACCCACATCCAGAACTCGCCCTCTTTGTGGGCATGGATGGTGAGTTGGTCGGCCTTCTCAGAGTTGCGTTTGAAGAACCTGGTCTTGGCCTGGCCGACATCCATCACGCCGAGGAAGGCCGAGTAAGCCAGTAGCTCGATGTATTCGTTCGGGCTTGGCGTGGCAGTGGCCACGTACCGGTACCGGACGCCATCGCCGCGGATGCCGGCGGCGCGATCGTCACCAGCGAACAGAGCCATGAACTCGCGGAACGTCTTGCTGCCGCCGAAGCCGCGAAGGCAACTGGCTTCGTCCAGGCTTGCTACGCTGAACCGGCGAGGGTCGAGCTTGCCGTCGCGGACGGTCTCGTAATTGGTCAGGTAGATGGTGGCGGGGTCGTCTACCTCGTCGAAACTGCGGATGAACCGGACGGTGATGCCGAGCATCGCGGCGTCGCGGTAGAACTCCTGGCGCACACCCAGCGGAATGGTGATGAGAGCGTAGCCGCCGGCTAGGTCGCGGGTGACGCGCACCACCTCAAGCTGCATTACCGACTTGCCCAGGCCGAAGGCCGCGAAACAGGCCGCGCGGCCTTGGCGCACCAGCCAGGTGGCGATGGCGCGCTGGTGCGGCTTGAGCAGGGGGTTGAAGGCCGAGGGCTCCACTTCGAATCCTTTCGGCTCGGCGAGGCGGACCTTCGCTCGCAAGAAGTCTTCATAGGCGGTCATGCTGTTTCCTTGAGGAACGGCACGCACCGGACGCCGCCCTGCCTGACAGGGCGGCCCACGAGGCATGGTTGAATCGCCCACAGGGCGGCGTCCGGTGCGTGCTGGGAGAGAAAGCGCCCCGGGTGGGGCGCTGTATCGAGGGTCAGGCTGCAGCCTGGTGCTGCTGGTCGACGAGTTGCCCGGCGTCGATCCAGACCGCTTGTAGCCAGGTCGGCGTCTTCGCCATCGCCTCCTTGAGCGTGCCGGCGACGATCAGCGTGTCGATCTCGCCGCCGGCGGCCAGGCTCTGGAACAGCTTCATCGCCTGCTGAGTGCGAGCAGGGATATCCAGCACGTCGAGGCGATCCAGCAGCGCCAGGCGAAGACCGGAGATCGTCGCGATGGCCAGGGCCAGCGTCGCGTCGCACCGCCAGCGTTCGGACTCGGATAGCAGGCCGTACAGTCGGCCGCCGAACGTGACGTCGATGTCGGCGCTGATCTGCACGGGCGACCAGCCGGCGGTGCCGGATAGGCGCTGCAGCAGCTCGTTCACCGGCCCGATCGCATCGGCCAGGATCTCAGCCGGGATTCCGGTCGGCGACAGCGCGTCGGCCATGCCGGTCCACGCCACCACATCCCGGTGCGCGGCCTGCGCTTTCGCGATCGATGCCTCACGCTGGGCAGCCGCTTCCATGGCTTCCTGAAGGGCCACCAGCTTCGCGCGGCTCGCGTCGCGGGCCTGCCGCAGCTCGTTGATAGCCTGCTCGCCGTTGGCGATCGCTTCGGCGCTGGGCGCGTCGGCGGACTCGGTTTCCAGGGCCTTGATCTGCTCGGCGGCGGCCAGGCACTCGTCCAGGTCCCGCTGGCTGTTCGCCACGGCGCGCTGAGCACTGGCCAGATACTCGCGGTATTCCGGCAGACGCTTGGCTGCCTCGGCGTCAGCGATCTTCTCAGGCGGCTGATGCACCACCAGAGCACCGGCCTGCAGGTCGACCGCGCCCTGACAGTGGGGGCAGGTCAGCGGCTGGTGCGGCACGCTGCCGGACGAGGCCAGTTCGGCGGCCATGACCTTCTCGGACCACTCGTCCTGGTTCTGCTCGTCCGTGCTCAGCTTGTTGCGGCGGCGCGGCTCCAGGTCGACCAGGTCGCGCAGCTTGGTGATGCGCTGGGCGCGGCCGTCGGCAGCCTGGCGGGCCTGTTTGCTGGCGCCCAGGGTCTGCTGCGCCTCGGCGAGGTCATCCTCGAACTGCTGCAGGTTCTTGCCGGCCTCGGCGACCTGGTCATCGGTCACCACGGTGGCCACCAGCTCCGGCGCCCAGTCGACAGCCTTCTCGCTGCCGTAGTTCTCGCCGGTGATCGCCTTCCAGGCGCCGCGCGCTTCGCTGGCGTAGGCCTTGGCCTGCTCCACCGCTGCAGGGAAGCCGGTGCGCAGCAGGGGCTTCACCTTCTCGAACAGCTTCAGGTCCAGGCCTTTGGATTCAAGACGCTTGCCGACTTCCGCCGGGCTGGCGCTGGCGCCGCTGAGTTCGAACAGCACCTTGCGGCGCTCCTTCGAATCCAGCGCGGCGAAGAGGCTGGCGTCCAGCACGTAGGGCAGGAACGGCGAGTCGGCCAGCGGGGCGCTCTTGCCGGTGGGCAACATAACCCAGGCCGTCTGCTCGTCACCGCCGTTGTCGAGGAAGGTGACGTGCGCCTCGCCCTTCTTGGCGCCCTCGGTTACCAGCTTGTCCATCTCCTTCTTCAGTGAGACGCGGCGCGGCTGGCCGTTGAAGGCCATGGCGATGGCGTCGAGCAGCGAACTCTTGCCGGCGCCGTTGTGGCCGGCCACCAGGAGCACCGGCGCAGAAACATCAAGGGCCGCATGACGCAGCCCTTGGAAGTTGGTGATTTCGAGTTTCGTGATGCGCATGGCTCACTCCAGGTCGAGGGCGATATCCCCCGGCTTCTTGACGACGCGGTAAGTGTTCAACTCGCGGGACTCCTCGTTTTCCTGCTCGAGCACGATGACTCCCTGGTCCAGCAGTTGGAGAACGACGCGCTCGGCTTCCTCGGTGGTGAGAGCGAAGCGCGATTGCAGCCAGGCCGCGTCGAACACGTCCTTCTTGGTGGCGACGCCGATGGCGATCTCGCCCAGGGTGTGGCCGGCGAAGCGCTCGACGGTGAGTTGCGGCAGCTCTTGGAACTCGGCATCGCCGACGTCGCTGTCGTCTGCTGGTTGCATACCGCCCCAGGCGCCGGCGTCTTCCATGTCGTGGTCGCCGCCATTCAGGTCCAGCGGGTTCTGGTCCGGGTCAGGCTTGACCTGGTCCATGCCCTCGGTGAACTCGTTGGCGCCGCCGATGATGAGCAGGCAATCCTTGTTCACCGCGAACAGCAGGTCCTCCTTGTGAGGGCTGCTCGGATTCACCACGAATACGGCCTTCATCTTGTCCTTCGCGGTCATCGACTCCAGCTTGCCGTAGACCGTGTCGCGGTCGCCGCCGGCAATGGTGTGGACCGCGATGGTGGCGGCATTCCGTACCTGGCGCTCCAGGCGGTCGATGATGTCCTGCTGCTTGGCCTCGGGAAGCTTCTGCCAGCAGTCCGGCATGATCCGGATTTCCTGGATCAGTCCCTGCAGCAAGCTCTTGCCGAGCGTGTCGGCGGTCATGTTCATGAAGTGCGGGTTGTTGCTCATCGGGAATGGGTCCTATTCGTTGGCGATCCGTTCCAACTGCTCGAGTTGGGCGTCGCTGAGGTAGGTGTGGGCGCCGTAGCGCTGGAAGTTGCTGCGGAGGTCGGCCAGGAACTGCTCGTCCCAGTCCGTAGCGGCGTTGAGCTCGGCCGCGCCGAGTAGCGCGGCGAACTCCCCGACTTGGCCGTACCGCTCAAGGACAGTAAGGCTGGGCATGGCCGGCTACTCGAGATTGAGCTCGTCGGTGCCGGTGTCCGGCTGCTGGCCCGGGGCGGGTTCGGTGATTTCGCCCGTCTCGGTGTTCACGCCGTCCGGGACCTGGTCCTGAGACTGGTCGTCAACAACGCTGTATTCGCCGGTGAGGATGGACGCGTTGTCCTGGTCCAATCCGGCGTCGGCGCGTTCGTCCAGGGTGACTGCGGTCTGCAACTCGATGCTGACCGGCAGGTACTTGAACAGCCGGCGGATGACGGTCTTCTTGGCCATCTCTTCGTAGTGGGTGACCCAAGGCCCGTTTCCGGATGCCTTGCTGGTGGCGCGTACTTTGTCGACGTCGGCCTTGCTCATGACCTCGAATTGCACGCCGCCGTCCTTCAGCTTGGCGACCGCGTAGACGTGGGTCATGACGCCGCGTTCACCTTCTCCCGGAACGTGCTGGACGTCTTCGTCGAGGCCGTAGCGATAGCTGAACTGGTCGTTCTGGTGCACGGTGCGCGCGGTGAGCGAAACGATCTGGCCGGAGCGCCGGGCAAGGTCAATCATCCCGCGGTAGCCGATGATCAACTGGACGTTCGACAGGCCATCTTTCGCCTTGCCGTTGCCGAACGGCAGCAGATAGGCATGGCCGAGAGCGTTACCCGGTTCCAGGCCGAGCTGCGCGCATTGCATCACGGCGCCGAGGAAACTCTCCTGATTGCATTTCGCCAGGGCCGGTACTTTGCGGATCTCGGTCAGCGCGATGCGCGCGAGTCGATCGGCGGTCATGTGCTTCGGAAGCGCCAGGGCCATCTGGGCTTTGATTTTCGGATCAGTCATCAGGTGGGCCAGCGTTTTCGGCTGGCCATTGTTGGCGACATTGCCGGTCGCGGCGGCTTTCAGGGCGGTTGCGGACATGCTGGGCTCCGGTTACTTGAGGCGGAAAACGCGGGATTCGCTGGTCTTCTTGAACTGCTCGAACAGCGCGGGGTGGGCTTCCTTGAAGGCGGATTGGTCGAAGCGGTTGGTGGTCTGGGACTTCCACGTCAGTACCGACTTGCCGTTGACCGTGAGTTGGGCGTGGTCCTGCATGAAGAGCTTGATGCGCTCCTCTGCGGACTCGATCTCGTACTCCAGGCCCTTGGCCTTGGCTTTCAGTTCGCGCAAGCGGTTGAACACCTCCACGACCTTGCCATCGGCCTCGATGCTGGTTCCGGCGTCACGTTCGAACAGCCGGAGCATGTCGCTGACAGCGGTTGCTTCAGGCGGATCCAGGCGCTGGATGCGTCCCCAGAACTCGACCTCCTTCTCGCGAATCGCCGCGATGGTTTCGTCGTCCCGCTCGACGCGGTACACGCGGAAGTCGTCGCCGCCGATCAGTACGCCGAAGATGCAGACCTGGCGGCCGGTGACCATCAGGCCGTGCATGGCCTGGGCGGTGTAGTGGACTGGAATGGCATCGGTCTGAACCTCACCCCAGTCCTTTGCCTTGAACGGGCTGACCGTCTTGATCTCGATGTTTTCGCCGCTGGCGGCCTCGGCGTCGATCTCGGCAGCCATGAAATCGTGCTGCTGGTCGCGGTAGCGGTTTCCGCGACCGATGATCTTCAGGCCGGTCTCTTCGGCCAGCAGGTCGATGACGTAGGGCTCCATCCGCTGGCCACGGGTGAAAATCTTCTGCTTCGCCGGGTCGACGGGACCGGTGCGCGGCTGGACCTTATCCAGGTACACGTCCAACGGAGTGCGCCAGGGGCTGATGCCGAGGATGCCGGCGACATCGCTGCCGCCAAGGTACTTGGTGCGGTCGAGCGCGCCGACCGATGCGAGAGCTGCAGACATAGGAAATCCTTGCCGCGCCAGGCGCAGCTGCTGATAAATTCGGTGTTTTTGAGAGGGAGTTCAGAAATGGCAAAAGCGAAGATTATTCAGGCTCCAAAACCGCAGAACGGCTTCTATGTCGGAACTACGAAGAACACCGGCCTAAGCCAGCGAGAAAGCCTTGAAGAGATCATGATCAATCTGGCTACAGCGCTCGGTGTGAACGAAATACACAAGGCTCTGACGGCCCGTGATAGCTACATCTATGAGCCGCAAAAGAAGGGACTCTATTTCTCCTATCAAAGCGCGACGAACACGATCCTCGATCTTTCCCGTAAGGTCCTGGAAGCCGAGAAGGCTAGAAAGCCCTAATTGCCTGAGCTGCGGCTGGTTGCTCGCCGGTAATGTGGCCGGCGGTGGCGGGGCCGAGGATCAGAAAGAGGTAGAAGGCGCAGGCGAGCAGGGCGCCGAGGAGGGTGGCTTTACGCTTCGCGTTCATGACTTCACCTTCTTCAGCACGGCGGTGAGCAGCCGGTAGTAGCGCGCGAAGCGCTCTGGGTTGGCCTCCTCAAGCCGCCAGCCCGGATCGCCGCAGCCGCAGGAGCAGCCGCGCTCAATCGGGAAGTGCTTGTTGATGATCGCCCTGGCCTCGGCATTGATTGCCGCCCGGCGCGTCAAGAAGCGGCGCCGCGCCGTAGGAGCGAAGAAAACCGTCGAGAGTTGCGGCTCAATCACGACGCATCCCCAGGCACTTCCGGCCTTTCTTGATGGTCAGTGCCATGCGACGCGGGAGATTCACCACCAGGGTCTCGCGGGGCAGGCCGAGCACCGCGGCGATGTCGGCGCCGGCCGGCATCACCAGGTCGTCGAGCTGGTCGTCGATGATCGAGCGAACGGGGCGGGTGGTCATAGGTCGATGCTCCTCAGTTCCTGCTGTCTCGCATCCGCTGCGGCGTCGAGCCGGCGGCGCATGTCGTCGTATTGCCGGGTGCCTATGGCGTCCAGCGTGTAGGCCATCTCGATCTGGCCGCGCCATACCAACTGGTCGTGGCGCGGGATCACCGACCGACGCATAGCGACGATCGCTTCCTCGATCACGCCCTCGGCGCGCTCATTCGCCCATGCCATCGTCGTCCTCCTGCTCGTCCTCGGGCTCCGTTTCCGGCTCCGGCTGGTCCCAGAGAGGGTCGACGGCACGGTCGTAAGCGAGTTGCGCGTTGCTGAAAGCCGCGCGGTTGCGGCGCTCGCGGTATGTCCACATCATCCCCACCTCGCTGAACTGGTGTAGATCGCTTCCAGGTACTGGTCGCAGATGCGTTTGGCCCGCTCGCACCGGTCAACGTCGAAGAGTCCGAAGTGGCATTCGGGCGGCATGATCTGGAGTTCGGCGGCGAGCCAGGCGTAGGCCTGACTGCGGGTCATCAGCTTGTCGCGCCAGATGCGTTCAAATGGCCGCTTGCAGCGGTTGCGAGCGTCGCGCAGGGGCTTGTCGGCCAGCGTTCCCAATGGGACGTCGGTGTCGGGATGCAGGCCCACGTAAGCGCCGCAGCCCGTGCCAGTGCAGGCGTAGGCATACGGCCAGTCGCCGTACTCTCGGCCGTAGATCACCCGGTTGCTGACCAGGCGGACCAGGCCGCCGCAGTGCGGGCAGCCGATGGGGATTGGCTGAGGATGCTTGATGCGCTTCAGCGCGCCGCGGCTTACGTGCGGCAGCGGTGCCGGCGGCACCAGTTTCTCCGGGCTGTTCGCTCGTGGGTCGATCATTGCGTGTGCTCCGTGGTTCACCTGCATTCGGCAGCACCCAGGCACACGGCAGTCGTGCCCGGTGGGGCGCCGTGGTGGGTGCTCTCGAATGGAGGTTGAAAAAAGCCCGGCCGGAGCCGGGCAAGGGGGGGAACGCTGCATGCGCAGCGGGGAGTGATCTGGCCGGTCGCGACTCCGGCTCTGGCATCAGTGCGCTTCTCGGGTGTTTGCCGCTGCTGCGGTGACTGTGCTGATGCCCGGAACTTCATCGGCCATGGCCGCCCACGTGCGCGCTTGTTCCCGCGCTTCCCGCGTGCCTCCAGGGGGCTTTCGGCTCCCAGCTTCCACGCCTCAAATCACTCCCCGCTACGCCCTGGCCGTGCCAGGAGCAGGAAAGAGAAGGGCGCCGCCAAGCGCCCTGTCTCCACTTACATGCACCGCCCTATGTGAAAGCGGTTGGGTACAGGCTCGACCGCATGTTGGCGATCTGCCGTTGGGGCTGGGCTACATGTCGAGATCCTCCGTTGTGCGCGCCGTTGGACCGGCGGGCGCTCGCCGTGGGTTAAACGCCCGGCAATGGGCCAGGCGCCGAAGTCAGGAGATCGCGGTGCAGGCCCGCAACGCCACCGGCGCCGACTGGCCTTCGATCCAGATAACCGCCGCCCCGCCAAGCGACACGCTGGCTCGGCCGACGGTGCGGGTGCGCTGCGGTTCGGCCCCTCGGTACGGGCGGTACTCGATCAGCGCTGGCGCTGGGTGCTCTCGGTTCCAGGCCTCGACCAGTTCCGCCGGCGGCACCGGTCGGACGTTGCCGATCTGCTGGTAGATCTCGGAGCGGTGGATGGCGACGTCGTCCGGGGCGGTGATGCCGAGGCGCACCTGGTCGCCTTGGCTGCCGAGGACCGTGACGGTGATGTTGTCGCCGATATGCAGGGTTTCGCCGGGGCGGCGGGTCAAGATCAGCATGGTGTGACTCCGTTCGGGTGGTAGTTGGCGTTTCTGCCGCCTGGAGCGTCAGCCCAGGCGATCCGGGACGACTTTCATTGCCTCGGTGACCAGGTCGTGAACCCCTTCGGAGTCCACCGTGGCGAACCCCTTTTCGGCGTAGTCCCACTGCTCGTCTTCATCGCCGGGGAAGTTGCTGCACGCCACTGAACAGACGCCAAGCCCGTCGGGCTTGAAGTAGAGGCGCACCTCCGGGCCGTCATCCCCGCGATCAAGCATCACGAGCACCTGGCCCAGGTCTTCGAACTCGAAAAGCTTCGCGAACTGCTTCATTGGAATTCCTCTGGTTGGTTTCCCTGATGCCCCTCGGGGGAAGGGCATCGAGGAAATCGGTGTTGCTCCCGCGTTCGCCTACTGGGCTTCTACAACCCGCGGGTGGTGCTCATTGCTGTCATTCCCCTGACTGCGGCGCCGATTGCCGCACGGCACAGCCAGGTTCCTGCCCATTACCGCCGGGGTGGCGGGGCGCATTGCTTTCCGGGTCATTCGCTCGGTTCGGTCTGGTCCTCGTCCGCCGCAGGTTCTTCCTGCGTTGCCCAGGCCCGCATTGCCTGAGCGCGGATCGCCGGTCGCCGGTAGAGGCAATGCGATCTGTTGTTGATGTGTTGTGCTGTCGGGTTGTTAAAGAGCGCGGCTCGGTGGCCTGGCCGGCGGTGTGTTGCTGGCGTGATCAAATAATCACGTAACGTGATTGATCTGTCAAACACGAAATGTGATTAATTTTTCGCAGCGCAAGAAAAAGCCCGCTCAAGGCGGGCACGGTTTAAATCGAGAGGGCTATCGGTTGAGTTTTCGGAGCAGCGCGTCCGGCCCACCATGGTGTTCGATGAACTGGCCGAATGCATGGCCGCCGGCGCCGTAGAAGTTCGCGGAGCGATGCACCAAATTCGCTTTATCGGTATCGCTCAACGGGCACGCCATAATGCGGCGGCAGAGCAGGAGGAAACGCAGATAGTCACCGCCGTCGGCGTCGATGGGGCCGATGTCCGAGGCCATCTGGCCGGCCGTATCGGGACGAGTCTTCGCCACCCAGGTTCCCTGCCACGGCTCCTCGGCGATCTGTGGGAGCAGGGGGCGCTCTCTGCGCTCGATCCGTCCATGTTGCTGTAGCGCGTGCAGTGGTGTCCGTAGTTGTACTGTCGCTGAGAACCGGTAACCGTAGATCACCTCGTCGGTGCCCAGAACTCCCCTGGCACGCTGGCGCGCGGCGAGTGCAATGAATGGCGACCAGGAATCGATGACGGCTCGTTTGGGGTGGGTCTGATCTAGAGCGACGAGCAATAGGTGATCGGGAAGGATGTCCGGAGGAATTGACGCCTCTGGCGCGTCAATAACTTCGACTGCCAGCAGCAGGGCGAGAACGGAGTGGTCCTCCATTTGGAAGCTCCCATTCGCCGGCTTCAGAACACTGAGCGCGGCGGTCTGGAATCGATGACCCTTCCAATGATCTCGACGTTGTCGTCAACCTTCAGCGTTTCGAAGGTGGGATTTAGGGGCTGGAGATAGGAGCTTCCTGCGTCGCGGACGTACTGCTTGAACGTCGTTTCCCAGCGACCGTCCTCGCCGCGCAAGCGGGCAACATAGAACTTCCCACTGATCACGTCGAAGCCTTCAGGCTGGACCAGAATGCGATGCCCTGGCGGGAACGACACCGGAGCAAGGCCGGTTGGGTCGAACATCGATCGGCCTTTGACCTCAAGCCAATACCCATTGGTCCCTGCGTTCTCCTCGGACGACAGCCATTCCTCGGCGTCGCCAGGTAAGAAATTGTCGCACGACTCCATCCATCCTCCAGCTGCAACCCAACTGATGAGCGGGTAGGCCTGCGGTCCCCGCGACGGCTGGAGCGCAGGTTCCACGTTCTGAAGGCTTCCAGAACTGGTCGAATCCGATCCAATCAGTTCAGCGACTGTTACGTCAAGCACCTTAGCTATGAGCTCCAGGTCGTCCAAGGACGGTTCCCGCGTGTCCTTCTCGTAGTTGCCGATCCGGGATTGCGAAGCCCAGCCGCAAGCCTTCGCAAGCTTCGCCTGCGAAATGCCTTTGAGTGAGCGGTAGTGCGCTATGCGTGAGCCAAGTGTGTTCATGCCGTCGATTCTAATCACGGCCTGCAATAAATCCCTTTCACTAATTGTGTTTGCTATCATCACAATGCGTGTTTATCCTGTTGGCGTGACTCGACAGGAGCCAGTCAATGAATCGAATCCGTGAACTCCGCGAGGGCGCGAACGTAAAGCAGGCCGATCTCTATCGCCAGTTGAAGTGGAAACAATCCCGCTTGGCGAACTATGAGCGCGGTGCGCGCACCCCTGGGCTAGATGAGGCAAGGCGCATTGTCCATGCACTGAACGCCTTGGGTGTTGCGTGCTCGATGGCGGATGTTTTCCCAGAGCCTGAAACCGGCGCCGAGCGCCTGGCCAGTTGATCGGCCCTGAGCCGAACCATCGTCGCCCAGGAGGGCCACCATGCATACGTCGAATCCTCGACACGAAACCCGCGATGCCGTGCTGATCGCCATCGCCGAGGACATGATCGCCCGGACCAGCATGTCGCAGGACGGGTTCGCCGAACGCTTGAACATCGAACTGAACCTGCGGGCGCCGGAACGCTGCCGGGCCAAGGATTACCCGGACCTGAAGGCCCTGGAAGGGGCGGCCACCAGTCACGTCGACTACGCCCGGATCTACAAGAACTGGAGCAAGAGGGTGGAACGCTGGCTCGACGGCGACGTCGAGATCCCAGCCTGGATTGAAGAGTCCTGGGTACAGGCACTGGAGCAACCCTGGCGCGAGCGCGCGCTGTTGGAGTTGTCCGGTCGGTACGGCCTGCTCCCGGTGCGTCCGGTCGTGGCAGAGGGCATGGATGCCATGAAGGTGTTCGGCGCACTGATGCGTCGCCTCGGTGATGTCGCCGGCGTCGGCACCAGGGTCTTCGACGACATGGTCCTCGATGCACGGGATGGCCAGTTCCTTCCAGACCTGATCAACGCCCTGGACTCCACTGCGGCGAAGTGCACGACGCTGAGCCGGATGGCCAAGTCGGTTCTGGCGGGCGAAGGGTGATCCGTGCCGTCCTTCCAGATCAACGACGAGGAGCGGGAGGCGCTCCGCGGCCTACCCATGCTTGCCCGCGAGATCTACGTGTTCGCCCTGCGCCCGTTCATGGACTTCGCAACAGGCGTTGTCGGAGAGCGGCGCGGGATCTCTTGGAAGTCGATTGCCGAGGAGCTCTACGTCGAGCCGCACCAGGGCATCAAGGGCGGGGAGCCCTCCGAAAAGGAACTGCGGCGGGCGCTGGTCTGGCTGCAGAAGGTGGGCCTGGTGGGCCCCAACTTGGCCGAAAGGCGCCTGATTTTTGAGTTGCCGAAGGCTTCACGGGATCAATCCGTCCGAAAAAAAGTGGGCACTAAGTGGGCAGATGAAGCGGGCAGTTATGTGGAAGGGTCAGAGCCCAGTAACTACGCGGCTTTCCCGGAAAAAGAGGGCAGATATGTGGGAGGGGGTGAAAGTGAAAAAGTGGGCACACCTCCGGTATCCGGTAATAACCGTACCGTACCTAACGCGTGCGTGCGCGAATGCCCAGCCGATCCGGCCACTGCGGGACAGTGGTGCCAGTTCTTCATCCGCGAGCGCGGATTCCAGATCCACGCGGTGCAGACCGCCAGGACCATGCCGCTGTTCGCCTCTTGGGTCGAGCGCGGTGTCACCGCGGAGCAGATGCTCGCGGCAATGGAGATCGCCGAAGCCAAGCTCGGTGCCCCGCCTGACTCCCCCCTGTACTACCGAAATTTTCTCGATGAACTCTTGCTGGAGCGCCACCGGATGGCAACAGCACCGCATGCGGAGCACCGCCATGAGCAAACCGACGGACGAAACGCCCAAGCACGTCAGCGACCCGCTGCACGACGTTCGCGCAACGCTGTTGACATCCTCCACGACGACGACTGGTGAGCCGCAGATCGAGAATCTGGTCGAACTTGACGCCCAGGCGCGCAGGGCGGTGAAACGCGTGTTCGCTACCCTCAAAACCAGCTATCCGGCTTGGTACGAGAAGCACTACGGGGAACGTCGTGCGGAGACGCTTGCCAAGCGAGTCTGGCTGACCGGTATCAAGCACCTGAGCGACATGCAGGTCGACCGAGGCCTCCAGCGGATGGTGCTGGATCAGGACTTTCCTCCGAGCCTCAAGGAGTTCCTGCGGCTGTGCCGCAAGATCGACGGTTTGCCGAGCGCCGAGGGCGCCTGGTACGAAGCCTTGGAGCAGCGCTACAGCCACAAGGTCGTGAAGGTGGCTGCCGAACTCACAGGCCTGTTCGAGCTTCGTCGGGCCCAGTACGGCGACAAGCGACTTCGCGCTGAGTTCGAGCATAACTATGCCGTAGTGGTCCGACGCCTCGAGGCTGGTGAGCCGCTGGACGGAAAGGTCGCCAAGGCGATTGGCCTCGACAGCCAGAAGTCGGAGCTGCAGCGCGCCGATGAGCTTGCCGAGCAGCAACTGCTCCACCGGATGCAAGCCCAAGGCCTGGATGGGCTCAGTGGCGCCCAGGCGCGGGAACTGCTGCTGGCCAAGATGCGCCGGAAAGCGCCGGAGGTGCGCCGTGATGCATGACAAGTACAAGCTGGCGATCATTCGTCACGAGAATGCCAAGCAAGTCGTGCAGGGACTGTCCCGAGACATCGGCGCTGCGATCAACAGTTGTCCGATCTCGATTCGAGCGCAGTCCTGGGACACGCCGAACAGCGAGCGCGGTGAACTCTGGGATGAGGCATCGGGCAAGCACAAGACCCACCTATGGCATGCCTTCAAGCATCGGGAGCCTTCGGACTGCGGATATGGAACGGTTGGTCTCGGTGACGATGGCATAGACGACGCCCTTGCACCCGGCGGCGAATTCGAATGCGAGCACTGCCGCCGCGCCTACCAGTTGATCAGAGACCGCCGTTGCGCGAAGCAGGAACTCGGACGCGCTCGTCTTTCGATTCGGGCGCTGGGGCGCGCTGCGCTTGAGGAATCGACCCATGACTGATCTCCGCCCGGTGATGTTCACGGTCCCCGGCGAGCCGGTGGGGAAGGGGAGGCCGCGCATCGGCCGCGTCGGCGCCCACGCCAGGATGTTCACGCCGGCGAAGACGGCGGCCTACGAAGGCCTGGTAGCCATGGCTGCCCAGGAAGCGCTCGCAGGACGCCCCCTGATCGCCGGCCCCGTGCTCATCGAACTGCGGATGTTCCACCCCATTCCGCGGTCCTGGTCGAAGAAGCGCCAGGCCATGGCGCTGATCGGCGAGGTCATGCCCACCGTGAAATGCGATGCCGACAACTGCCTGAAGGCGGTGTGTGACGCGCTCAACGGCGTTGCGTGGAAGGACGACACCCAGGTCGTCAATGTGATGCTCGCGAAGCGGTACGCCGAGGTGCCGCGCGTCGAGGTGAAGATTGTTCCGCTGATGGCCCAGGGAGCGCAGCGGTGACTACAGGAAACTACAGGGGAGAGTCGAAATGAGACTGATCAGCGCGCGCCAGGCTTGGCATGACGCCTTCTACGAGAGTCGGAGCTCAGTGCTGGCGGTGGCGGCCGACAAGGCCGCGCTGGGCAAGAAGGGCCGGGTGGCCAACGAGACGCACCCCGACCGCAAGGACACCAATGGGCGTAGCGCCCACATGCTGGCCGCCGGCCTGGTGCAGGCTGCCATCCGCTCGCTGCCGAAGCCGCTGCAGCACTTCGGCCACACGCTGTACTCGCCGCTGGCCACCGGTGACGACGTGGCGATCGCTCACGGCCTGGTCTGGATCGGCGCCGGCCTCGGCCAACTGACCCAGCGCCAGGGCGAGCGGGCGTACTGGATGGCGCTGGCGGCGATCAACTCGCACAAGCGGGCGGTGAATGGCCGGGACACGCTGGGCCCCGGCGAGGTCTGCCTGTTCATCGAGGAGCGCCTGGGCTGCCGGATCGACCCCGGCAACTGGGCGCGGGACTACGCCAGTACCTGGGAGCGCCTGGCGCGCCATATCGACAAGCTGGACGCGCAGGCGCTCAGGCCGGTGGCCGAGGTGGTGGCGAAGCAGAGCGGCCTGCGGAAAGGGCCGGGCTGGCGCTGGCATCAGGTTGACCGCGATACGGTGGCGGTGCAGCGCGCCGAGGCCTACGCCGAGCGCCGGGACCATCACCAGCAGCGCTTGGCCGAACGCCTGCGCGGGATGTCGGACCAGCAGTTGGCGCGGTGGGCGGCGAGGATGAAGCGGTACGGGGAGGCATACCGTGCGGAATGGGGTGACGACGTGCTGGAGCAGCCCCATGTTCATGCGCGCTACCACGACCGGGTAGCGGCTTACTGGGAGCAGTTGCAACGCCTCGGGAGGGTGAAGAAAAAGGTCAAGAAAGCAGCAGCTTGACGTTTTGAGGAGCATTTGGGTATCGTTTTGCCATTGTGCGCAGTTGCACCCGATCAACAGATTCCCCCGAAAACCCGGCCCTGGCGCCGGGTTTTTTCGTTTCTGGAGCACCCCATGGCTGAACCGACGAGCAGCGGAGCAGTAGCAGCAGCCGGCGCCGTCGGGCTCACTGCCACCGCGATCATCCCCGGAGTCGATGTCAATGCGGTGATCGGCGGCTTCGCCGGCGCGCTGCTGTTTGTGCTCTGGGCTCACGACCTGACCATGGCCAGGCGCCTCGGCTACCTGCTGGCGTCCTGGGTCGGCGGCTACTACGCCGCCACCGAGGCTGTCGGGCGGGGCGCGACCCAGTTCTCTGGGCTGCCTGCCCTGGTCACCGCCGCTCTGATCGTCACGATCCTGATCGGCGTGCTGGACTGGATGATCGGTGGCCGCGCGCCGGCATGGCTCCAGATCGTTCTGCAGCGCATCGTCGGCATGATCGGAGGCCGGAAAGATGGTTGACCTGGTGACCCTGGCGGCTGCGGCCGTCTGCGGCGCTATCAGTTGCCGCATCTTCACGTACCAGCGCCACGGTGCCACGTACCGGTTCGGCGTCTCGCTCTGCGCGTACATCCTCGCCGCTGGGACCGGCATGCAGGCGCTGTCGATAAGCCTGGCCGTGCTGATGGCGCGCCACGCGACGCCGATATCGCCCTACCTGCTGGCGGTCCTGGTTGTGCTGCTGGTGCTGGTCTACCGCAACAAGGGCAACATCGCGCCCATCCTGAGGCTCAGTTGAGGTGATCCATGGCGCTAACAGCAAAGCAGCGCCGCTTCGTCGCCGAGTACCTGCTCGACCTCAATGCGACCCAGGCGGCAATCAGGGCCGGGTACAGCAAGAATCGCGCGTCCGAGATCGGTTACCAACTGCTGCAGAAGCCGGACATCACATCCGCCATCCAGGAGGCTATGAAGCAGCGCTCCGAGCGCACCAGGTCCGACGCCGACTACGTCGTCCGGCGCCTGGAGGAGATCGACCAGATGGACCTCCTGGACATTGTCAATGATGACCTGACCCTGCGCCCGCTGAGCCAGTGGCCCAAGGCCTGGCGCCAGTACCTCAGCGGCTTCGACCTGGCCGAGATGTTCGAGGGCAAGGGCGACTCCCGCGCGGCGGTCGGAATCCTCAAGAAGATCAAATGGCCGGACAAGGTGAAGAACCTGGAACTGCTCGGCCGGCACCACGGCGTGTTCACCGACAAGTTCGAGCACTCGGGCCCCGGCGGCGGGCCCATTCCCACCATGCCGACCATGATCGAACTGGTGGCACCTGGTGAAAGCACGGATTGAACTCCCACCAAAGCTGATTTCGGTCTTCTCCGGGCCAGCACGGTACCGCGGCGCCTACGGCGGGCGGGGGAGCGGTAAGACCCGCAGCTTCGCGAAGATGGCGGCGATCCGAGCCTACATGTTCGCGGAGGCTGGCATCTCCGGGCAGATTCTCTGTGGCCGGGAGTACATGAACAGCCTGGAAGACTCCTCCATGGAGGAGGTCAAGCAGGCGATCCGGTCCGAACCCTGGCTCAACGCCTACTTCGAGATCGGCGAGAAGTTCATCCGCACCCGCAACCGACGGGTGTGGTTCTCGTTCTTCGGCTTGCGCCACAACCTCGACAGCATCAAGTCGAAGGCGCGCATCCTCATCGCTTGGGTCGATGAGGCCGAGAACGTCAGCGAGATCGCCTGGCAGAAGCTGCTGCCGACGGTCCGCGAGTGCGACTCCGAAGTCTGGATCACCTGGAACCCGGAGAAGGACGGCAGCCCGACCGACACCAGGTTCCGGAAGAATATTCCGGCCGGCGCCAAGATCGTCGAGCTGAACTACACGGACAACCCTTGGTTCCCCGATGTCCTCGATCAGGAGCGCCTGAACGACCGGGAGACACTGGACGACCAGACCTATGCCTGGATCTGGGATGGCGCCTACCGCGAGAACAGCGACGCGCAGATCCTGTCCGGCAAGTACCGGGTAGCCGAGTTCACGCCGGGCCCGGGCTGGGACGGCCCTTACTACGGCCTGGACTGGGGCTTCAGCCAGGACCCTACGGCCGGCGTGAAGCTCTGGGTGCACGACCGCCGGCTCTGGGTGGAGTACGAGGCCAGCAAGGTCGGCCTCGAAAACGACGATATCGCCCAGTTCATGATCGACCGTCTGCCTGGCATCGAACTGCATGCCGTGCGGGCCGATTCGGCCAGGCCGGAGACAATCAGTCACGTCAAGAGCAAGGGGCGCGACCACAAGCGCGCCAACTTGCCGCGCATCGAGCCGGTGGCGAAGTGGCAAGGCAGCGTCGAGGACGGCATCGCGCATCTGCGCAGCTATGTCGAAATTGTCATTCACGTGCGCTGTACCGGCTTCCTGCGCGAGGCCCGGCTCTACAGCTACAAGGTCGACCGCCTGACCGGTGACGTGCTCACCGAGATCATCGACAAGAACAACCACTTCATGGACGCGAGCCGCTACGCGTTGGGCCCGCTGATCAAGCGCCGCGGCGCGGTCGGTATGCTGCTACCAGGAGCCCGCTGATGGCCATCTTCATCCTCAAGGAGCGCGCAACCAGCCGCTCCATGGTGGTCCGTGCTCGCTGCACGTCCTGCGCCCGCACCGTGGCGGTCGAGAACGCCGGTGCCGAAGGGACGATGGTCTGGCGCGACCCCAACCTCTCATCTGTCGAACTGGTCCGCGAGACGGACAAGCCAGGCCTCATCCTGAAATCGGACTGACCATGACTGACAAACTCGACCTCGCGGTCAATCACGCGATGAGCAGTGCTGTCGCGCGTGCGCGAATGAGCCTGCTGAGCCAGGGCATCGGCCATGACGCCAAGCGGCCTCAGGCATGGTGCGAGTATGGTTTCCCTCAGGAAATCACGTTCAACGACCTGTACACCATGTACCGGCGGGGCGGCATCGCCCATGGCGCGGTTGAGAAGATCGTCACCACGTGCTGGAAGACAAATCCGCAGGTCATCGAGGGTGACGACCAGGACCGCTCCAGGGACGAAACCGAGTGGGAGAGGAAGAACAAGCCGTTGATCGCAGGCGGCAGGTTCTGGCGGGCTGTCTCCGAAGCCGACAGGCGCCGTTTGGTGGGTCGGTATTCCGGGTTGCTCCTGCACATCAGGGATAGCCAGCCGTGGGATAGGCCTGTCACGGGAAAGGTCAATGGCCTGGCGAAGGTCACCCCGGCCTGGGCTGGGTGCCTTAAGCCGAAGTCGTTCGACGAAAAGCCGGATAGCGAGACCTACGGGCAGCCCGCCATGTGGGAATACACCGAGGCTTCCCAAGCCGGTCGTCCCGGTCTGGTGCGGGATATCCATCCGGATCGGGTGTTTATCCTCGGAGACTGGACCGGCGATGCAATCGGCTTCCTGGAGCCTGCCTACAACTCCTTCGTCAGCCTGGAGAAGGTCGAGGGAGGCAGTGGCGAATCGTTCCTGAAGAACGCCGCACGCCAGCTCCTGCTGAACTTCGACAAGGATATTCAGCTCGGCGAGATCGCCAGCACCTACGGGGTAACGCTCGATGCGCTCAACGAGCGCTTCAACGAGGCGGCGCGTCAGCTAAACCGCGGCAACGATGTCCTGCTCCCGACCCAGGGGGCGACCGTCACGCAGATGGTGTCCGCTGTTTCGGACCCCAGCCCCACGTACAACGTCAACCTGCAAACCGCCGCCGCTGGCGTCGACATCCCGACCAAGATTCTGGTGGGCATGCAGACCGGCGAGCGGGCGAGCAGTGAGGACCAGAAGTACCACAACGCCAGATGCCAGGCGCGCCGGGTGCAAGAACTGACGTTCGAGATCAACGACCTGTTCGCGCACCTGATGCGCATCGGCGTGGTTCCGCTGAAGGCTGAGTTCACCGCGATCTGGGATGACCTCACCGTGCCGACCAAGGCCGAGCGCTTGGCCAACTCCAAGACCATGAGCGAGATCAACAGCGCCGCGATCGGCACTGGCGAGCCCGTGTTCACGGCGGAGGAAATACGCGAAGAAGCTGGATACGACCCGCTCGAGGGTGGTGATCCGCTACCTGACACCGAACCGGAGGATGAAGATGCCGCGCGCACCGATCCTACCGGCGAACAGCAGTGACCCGACCGGAGTAGATCGCCTGGAAAGAGGCGCAATGCGCGAGTTCGACAGGCGCATGCGGAAGATCAGGGATGGCTACGTGGCCGCCCTGGATCGAATCCCGGCCCAACCGGTGGTGAACGAGCAGTACACCTACCGTCTCGACCAGGCCCTTCTCTCCGCGATCTTCGCCGACACCAACCTGATGGTCGACGAGATCCTGCAAGAGGGCGGGGAGCGTGACCTCTGGTTCTTCGAGTCCTACGTCGGGGTTGCCTACATCCGCGGGACTGCGCAGACCCATGCCAACCTGGCGCAGCAGTCGCCGGCGTATCGCGCTGGCCGGGAGTCGCTGGATGTGCTCCTCCGATCCGACGCCTACCGCGCGCGCATGGCGCTGCTTCGCGCTCGGGAGTTCGAGGAAATGAAGGGGCTGTCGGGCCAGGTCAAGGCCGACATGGCGCGCATCCTCGCCGAAGGCATGGGGCGCGGGAAGAATCCCCGGGAGATTGCACGGGACCTGACCGCCCAGGCCGGCATCGAGGCGCGTCGAGGCCATCGCATCGCCCGCACCGAGATCACTACCGCTCTCCGAAGGGCTCGCTGGGACGAGAAAGACGCCGCTGAGGCCGATTACGGCGTCCAGTCGAAGCTGATGCACATGTCGGCCCTGTCCCCCAGCACAAGGGCCACCCACGCGGACAGGCACGCCAGGCTCTACACCTCGGATGAGGTGAGGGACTGGTACAGCCGAGACGGAAACTCAATAAATTGCAAGTGCAGCCAGGTCGAGGTGCTGGTCGATGACGACGGGAACCCGGTTGTCCCGGCCATCGTCGAGCGCGCGCGCCGCAACTACCAAGTCATGAAAGCCAAAGGGCGCGGGCCCTGGGCGAACGAGGATTGAGCCATGCCCATGCAGGTCAACATCACCACCCAGGTCAACAGCGCCAGTATTCGACGTGAGACCTACAACGGGCGCGAACACCTGGTTCTGCCGAGCTACACCCTGCCGGCCGGGGTGGTCATGAACGGTGGTCTCTACACCGCCGAGCAGATCGACAAGCATTACCCAGGGCTGGAGGGAACGCTCGCGCCGCTCGGCCACCCGATGGTCGATGGGAAGTTCGTTTCGGCGTTCTCCCCTGAAGGGATCAACGTCGGCCATATCGGCGCCTGGAACCGCAACGTGAAGAAGTCCGGCAACCGGGTCTACATGGAGAAGTGGGTCGACGTCGAGTTCGCCAAGTCCACAGAGGGCGGTCGTGAACTGTTGCAGCGCGTCGAGGCGCTGGAGAAGGGGGAGGACGTTCCCCCGATCCATACCAGCGTTGCCGCATTCCTCAACCGCATCGAGCCGAACGAAAGCCAGCGCGCCCAAGGCGCGGAGTGGGTCGCCGACATCCAGAGCATGGACCATGACGCGATCCTGCTGCACGAAGTAGGTGCAGCCACTCCTGAGCAGGGCGTCGGCCTCATGGTGAACGCGGACCAGGCTGTGCCGCTTCAGCCGAACTCCGGCGCCCTGGTTGGCGAGTCCTACCGGGAGCGCGAGCAGCGCCTCGACCGCGCCGCGAAGGAGCGTTTCGCCGCCGGCCCCGACCAGTACGCATGGGTTGCCGACTTCACCGATTCCCAGGCCGTGATCAGCCTCAACGGCGGTGTGACCGAGGTGTACGGCTACAAGGTCGAGGCAGGGAAGATCGTCTTCGACGAGTCCGGCCAGCCCGTTGTCCGGCAAGAGTCCTGGGTCGCCATGGTGGCCAACAGCATCAAGAACATTTTCACCCATCGTCAGGCTCGGCCTGATCAACCTGAGAAGGAGGGCGACATGCCCCTGACCCCCGAAGAAAAGGCCGAAATCGTGAAGGAAATCGGCACCAACACCTCCAGCGCCATCAAGGAACTGGCGGACACCATCATCAAGCCCCTGGCCGATAAGGTCGACGGCCTGGTCGCCAATCACAAGGCCCTGGCCGACACGCTGACCGCCAATCAGCGCGCCGAGGAAGACAGCATGCGCGAAGCGGTCAAGGCCAAGTTCGGCGAGGTCATCGCCAACAGCCTGGCCGGCGACGCGCTCAAGGAAATGTTCAAGCAGTGCGGCGAGTCCGCCCCGCTGGGCGCCAATGCCGCCACCGACAAAGGCGGTCTCACCGCCGATATCGCCAACCTGCCGAAGGAGTAAGCCATGTCTCGCTATCGTCGCGTGAACATCGACGGCAAGTCGCTGTTCAAGACCGAAACCCGCAAGACCGCCGCGGCTCTCCTGCCCGGCACGTTCGCCGTGATCAATGGCAGCGACCTGTTTGCCCAGGCAAGCGCCAGCGTTGGCCGCCTCTACGTCATCGACTGCGCTCACCACGAAGGCCTCAGCATCCGCGATGCGGTTCCCGTCGGCCATTCGGCCGTTGGCAACTACGTCGAAGAGGGTCGCGAGCTCGCCGTGCTGTGCCCGGCCGGCACCTACAAGAAGGACACGCCGATCAAGCTCGGCACCAGCGGCCAGGGTGCCATCGCGTCGAGCGATACCGACACGGTCCTCGGGTACAGCCAGGACGATGCAGTCATCGCCTCCGGCGAAACCGACTTCATCCGCATCCGCTTCCGTGTCGGCAGTGTCGCCGCCCCGGCGCCCTAATAGGAGTACGGACACATGTTCCTCACCCAGCAAGCAATCGCCGCCCATCCCCGCCTGATGGGCCATTTCCAGGAGTTGCAGGCCAACCGCAACATCTGGAACAACCAGAACGCCGCGATGATCACCCACCACCGCGGCGCCATGACCCCCGAAATGCTGGCCTGCAACGCGCTCGCCGGCCTGGGTCGTGAGTTCTGGGCCGAGGTCGACGCCCAGATCATCCAGTACCGCAACCAGGAAACCGGCATGGAGATCGTCAACGATCTCCTGCAGGTGCAGACCGTGCTTCCGATCGGCAAGACCTCCAAGCTCTACAACGTGGTCGGCGACATCGCCGATGATGTGTCGGTGAGCATCGATGGCCAGGCCCCGTACTCCTTCGATCACACCGAGTACAACTCCGATGGCGACCCCATTCCGGTGTTCACCGCCGGCTACGGTGTCAACTGGCGCCATGCCGCCGGCATGAACACCGTCGGCATCGACCTGGTTCTGGACTCGCAGGCTGCGAAGCTCCGCAAGTTCAACAAGCGGATCGTTGCCTACACCTTGGACGGTGCCACCAACATCCAGGTCGAGAACTACCCGGCTCAGGGTCTGCGCAATCACCGCAACACCATCAAGGTCAACCTGGGCTCCGGCGCCGGCGGCGCGAACATCGACCTGACCACCGCCACGCCGCAGCAGATCATCGACTTCTTCACCAAAGGCGCATTCGGCCAAGCTGCGCGTGTCAACAAGGTGGACGCCTACGATGTTCTCTGGGTTTCCCCGGAAATCAACGCCAACCTGTCCCAGCCCTACATGATCACCATGGGCGGTGGTTCCAACGCGGTGGTGGCCGGCACCGTACTCGATGCGGTCATGCGCTTCATCCCGGCGCGCGCGGTTCGCCAGACCTTCGCCCTGTCGGGCAACGAGTTCCTGGGCTACCAGCGCCGCCGCGACGTGGTCACCCCGCTGGTCGGCATGGCTACCGGTGTTATCCCGCTGCCGCGCCCGCTGCCGCAGGTCAACTACAACTTCCAGATCATGAGCGCCATGGGCATCCAGGTGAAGAAGGACGACGAAGGTCTGTCCGGCGTGATCTACGGCGCCAACCTGGCGTAAGGGGGGGCGATGTGCGCTACGAAGTGACCCGCGCCTGGCATGGCGTAAGCGTGGGCGACGTGGTGGAACTGGAGCACCTTCACCCGTCGCTGAAACCCAACGTGCGCCCCCTCGGCGGTGATTCTGTCCTCGAAGCAGCTACGCCGGCTGCAAGTTCGGATGTCGAGCAGAAACGCCGAGGGCGACCGCCGAAAACCGAGTGACCGGTGCGTGACGAGAGGCCGCCTGCGGGCGGCTTCGTCGTTTCTGGCCCCAGAAATGGGGCCTTCTTCTTCCAGGAATCGGACATGATCACAGTTGAACAGGCCCGGCAGTACCTGCAGAGCCAGGGCATCGACAACGTGCCCGATTTCATCCTTGCGGCGTGGATCGAGCAATTGCAGCAGATCCAGGACTGCATGGATGCCCATTACCCGGCATCGACCGCGCTGCTGATTCAGGCCTACCTGCTGGCGCTATTCGCCTTGGCCCAGGCCGACAAGTACATCAGCAGCCAGACGGCACCATCCGGCGCTTCTCGATCGTTCCGCTACCAGGCCTTTGCTGATCGCTGGAAGGCGCAGTTGGCCTTGCTGAACGCCCTGGACAAGTACGGATGTGCGACGGGGCTGATTCCCCCGAACCCAACCCAGACCGCACACGGCGGTCTTTGGATCGCGCGCGGTGGCTGCATGTGTGGTGACTCATGAGCACGACAGCGAATTGGAGTTACACCAACACTGCGACGGTTCGGCCGTTCCTGCACTTCGACCTTTCGACCCAGGAGGCCGTTTACGGCCCCGAGTACGAGATCGCCTGCACCTGGGTAGCGAAAGGTGAACAGGTCCGCGATAACAAAGGCGCCGAGTTCGTGTCGCGCCACCAGATCTACACCGAAGACCGCCGGCCGAAGTACCTGGACCTGATCCAGTTCGACGGCTCCAACGGCTGGGAAGAGATTCGCTCGGTGACGAGCTGGGACATGAGCTTCTTCGGCGAGCAGCCGGACTTTCTACTGGTGACCTGACATGGCAATCCAAGGCATCGACCGCGTCCGGCGGAATCTTCGTGTGGCTGTCGAAAACATCGCCGGCGGTGTTTCCGAGCGCGCTGTTTATGAGGTGCTGAGCCAGGGAGCGACAATGGCGCAGACCATGACACCGATCGACACATCGACTCTGGTCAACAGCCAAACGGCCCCCCAGATCACTGTTGGCCCAAACGGGGTAGAGGGTAGCGTCGGTTACACCGCTGCCTACGCAGCAGCAGTCCACGAAGCACCAGGCACTCTTGCCGGCCAGCCACGGGACGAGAACGACCCTAGCCGGGGAAACTACTGGGACAAGAATGCGGAGCCTGAATTTCTCACGAAGGGCTTTGACCAGATCATTCCAGCCATCCCGGCCATCCTCCGCAGGACATACCGCGTATGACCCCCTACGACGCCTTCCAGGACTGGCTGGCTTCGATCCTGGGCGAGGGCTACCAGTATAGCCGTGGGATGTGGGTCGACCACCCGTCGCTCGACTCGGCATTCATCGCAGCGATCCAGCAAACCGGCGGCCCCCCGACTCAGGTCGACGTCCGTCGCCTGCGGTTCAAGGTGATCCTCCTCGGCCCGAAGGGCGTCAGGAAACACGTTGTCGACGTCGGCAACTCAATCGAGACCCTGGCGCAGGCAGCGCTTGGTGACAGCGTCCCCTGTGGCGCCGCATCTGTTCGGGCAATCGGCGAGCCGATAGGGCCCGGATACACCACCGAAAACCGGGCCTGGTACAGCCTGGACCTTGAAGTTCTCTATTAATCAGGAGGCCAGACATGGCTTGCAAGAAGCTCAAATTTCCGGGCCGCGACGTCGTGCTCGAGTATTACATCGGGTGCGGCGATGCGCTGCCGGCGGAGAATGACTGGCGCCGTTTCGGGTCGCTCCGCACGAAGGAATTCACCGTCGAGTGGGACACCATCGACGCGACTGATTCCGACTCGGTTGGCGCACTGCGGGAGAACCTGGCCAGTTTCCAGACGCTGACCATTTCCGGTGACGGTACCGTGAAGGCCTCCGGTGCCGGCGCGCAGAACCTGATCGACCTGACGAAGCATGTCGTGAAGCCGGACGCGACCGGCGGACAGCCTGTTGTCTGGATGCGCATGACCTTCCCGGACCTGACCTTCACCGCATTCATGCTCATCAGCAACCTCAGTCGCTCCGCGCCGTACGACGATGTCACCACCTACAGTTTCGAGGCTTCGGCGACCGCTTCGGACTTCGGCCTGATCGTCGAGGACACCCCTGACGCAGATGCTCCGGACCCGACCAGCATTCAGGTCGTGCCGGAGACTCTTTCGCTGACCGTTGGCGAGGGCTTCAACTTCGAGGGCGTCGTGCTACCTGTTGGCGCTCCGCAAGGCCTGCGCTGGACTTCCAGTGCGCCGACCGTGGCCGCGGTGAACGCGGTTACCGGCGAGGTGAGCGCTCTGTCGGCCGGTACCGCCACGATCACCGCCGCTTCCAGCGTCGCCCCGGGCGTCACCGATACCGCAACCGTCACGGTCGTCCCGCTGGTGCAGGGCATTACCGTCTCGCCGACCTCCGTCTCGATCGCCGAAGGCGCCACCCAGCAACTGACCGCCGCTGTATCCCCGACTGGCGCGGCTCCTGGCCTGGTCTACGAAAGCGCGGCGCCGGCCATTGCCACCGTGAGCTCGACCGGCCTGGTGACCGGTGTTGATGTCGGTACCACCACGGTGAAAATCACCAGCGCGGCGCGTCCGTCGGTGAGCGTCACCGTTCCGGTAACCGTTACTGCGCCGTGATCCTCACCGAGATCGGTGAGATAGGCGTACACACGGCCTCGGGGGAGTTCTTTCTCCTGCGGCCGTCCCTGTACGCCATGACCCAGCTCGGTACGCCGGCCGAGATTGTCGACGTCTTCGCGCGCGTCATGAGCGACCCGATCACCGAGAAGCATCAGGCGGACCAGTTCGCGGACGCCCTGGCCGTGGTGGTGGCCTGTAGTGAGCAGGACCTGTCCGACGTGTTTGGCTACTACGACCAAGACCTGGTCTACCGGCCAGGAACTGCGGACGTCGAGCACCTTGTGCCTCTCGCGCGCTGCCTGCTGAAGCACGGCGTCACAGGAGCGCTTCCGCCACTCCCCCGGCGCCACGACGAAGAGCCGAACTACTCGGGGGAGTTCGTTGCGCGGGAGTACGTCGCGACGGCGATAGCGCACCTGGGGCTGAGCGAGCGCGAAGCTTGGTCCATGACCATGACCGGCCTGATCGGCGCCCTGCGCGCGAAATACCCCCCAACCGAATCGAACGCTCCGGGCGCCAGAGCCCCGACCGCGGCAGAGCATGACGCGACGATGGAGTGGTTCGACAAGATCGAGGCCAAGCGCAAGGCGCGGGCGAAAGGAGCACCCTGATGGCTGAGAATGTCGGCAGCATCTACTACACCGTCGAGGCGGATACCTCCAGCCTCGTCAACGGTGCGAACGCCGCCGATCGCTCGCTGGACAGCATGCAGGGTTCTATGCAGCGGACCGATGCGACTGCTGGGAAGTTGCAGACCCGCATGACCAGGGTGGCCGGGGCTGTGCGGCAGGCCAACCAGCAGATCGGCGCCCAAACCTCGGCATACAGCGGGCTGACCCGGGTCGTTGCTGCTTACCTTTCGCTCCGGACGCTCCAGTCGGTCATCGAACTATCCGACCAGTACGGCCAGATGGCCTCGCGCATTCGGAACGCTACCAGTAGCGCCGAAGAGTACGCCATGGTGCAGGAGCGGCTGTTGCAGACCGCCAACGGCACATTCCGGGCGCTGAGCGAGGCTCAAGAGGTCTACCTGGCTACGGCTGACACGCTCCGGGATCTCGGCTACACCACGTCCGACGTCCTGGACATCACCGACTCGTTCTCCTACGCGCTGGTTCGCGATGCCGCTCGCGCCGACCAAGCCACCACCGCCATGGATGCGTGGTCCAAGGCGCTGATGAAGAACAAGGTCGAAGCCGATGGCTGGGCCTCGATCATGGCCGCGACGCCGTCGATCGTAGAGGGCATCGCCGAGGCTACTGGCCGGACCCAGGCTGAAATCCGGCAGTTGGGCGCCAGCGGGAAGCTGTCTGTCGAGGCGTTGAACGAAGGGTTGCGCCGCACCCGGGACGAGAACAAGGCACTGGCCGATGAGATGGAAACATCGGTCGCAGACTCGTTTACCAAGCTGCGCAACAGCATGACGGTGTTCATCGGAAAGGTGAACGAGTCGAGCGGCGCCAGCCAGATTCTGACCAGCAACATCGCCGAGCTCGCGGATGCATTGCAGGACCCCGAGACCATTCGTGCCGCCCAGGAGTTGGCGGCCGGGGTGGTAGGCGCCCTCAACCAGATCATCGCCGGCGCGAAAGAAACCGTTCGGATCGTCAAATGGGCGGCCGAGGGAATTGCCGCGGCGCTACACGGCGCTGCGTCTGACGATATTGTCCGCCTGGAGGACCAGCTCAACACGTACCAGGAGATGCTGGCCAACCCGCTGAAGCGCCTGCGCATCGGTGGGAAAGGGCAGGCGATCGCGCTGTTCAGTGAGGACGAAATCAAGGCGAACATCGCCGCGACACAAGCGCTGATCGACCAGTTCTACAAGGACCAGGAGAAGAAGCCTCCGGTAGTCGTGCCGAATGTGGCTCCACCATCCACCCAGGGGAAATCGGGCGGTAAGACAGGGACTGTCAACGCCGAGGCCGCTGCCACGACAGGCACGAAGAAGCTCACCGAGGCGCAGAAGGCAGCCAAGAAAGCCGCTCAGGAACTCGCCCAGGCGCAGAAGGAAAACATCGACACCATTGCCAGCCTCGGCCAGCAACTCGCTCTTGTCGGCCTGAAGGGCAAGGAACTGATGCAGACCCAGGCTGAACTTCAACTCAACGAGTACGCCACGCCGGAGCAGGTCGCCCAGGTCCGCGCGCTCGCCGCGGCACTGTACGAAGCGCAACAGATCGAAGCCAACAAGCAGTTGCTGGGTCAGATGGACCCGATCGCCGGCGAAGATCAGCGCTACCAGACCGAGTTGGAGAACCTGAAAAAACTGAACGAGGCAAAGTTGCTCGAGGACCAGCGCTACCTGGAACTCAAGGCGCAGGCAGAGCAACAGCACGATGCCACGATGAAGCAACTGGAGGAGGAGCGATTCCGCCGCCAGGCTGCTGGCAACGAGATGATCATGGCAACGCTTGATCAGGTGCAGCAGGCCGGCACGAACGCTCTGACAGGGCTGATAACCGGGGCGAACAATGGTGCTGACGCCATGCGACAACTGGCCGGCGCCATGCTGAACCAAGTCGTCGGCGCCCTCGTCAAGGTCGGCATCGAGCAGGCGAAGAACTTCATCATGGGTCAGGCCCAGCAGGCGGCTGCGGCGACGACAGCCGCAGCGACCGGCGCCGCTATGGCTTCTGCCTATGCGCCAGCCGCTGCTGCCGCTTCGGTTGCGTCATTCGGCGGGGCGGCAACGGCTGGTCTTACCGCAATGGCGGCCGCCATCCCGGCAATGCTTGGGATGTTCGCTGGAGGTCGCCAGTACGGCGGTCCCGTAGGGGCGGGCGGCATGTATCGGATCAACGAGAACGGCGCACCAGAGGTATTCCAGGCTGCGAATGGCCGGCAGTACATGCTGCCGAACACCCGTGGAGAGGTGATCAGCAACGGCGACGCCTCCGCTCAAGGCTCGCCGCAGATCAGCCTGCAGATCATCAACAACGGTCCGCCGGTTTCCGCCACCGCCGCCATGGACGGGAACAACCTGCGGGTAACTCTCGATGCGGTCGAGCAGGACTTTGCCAACAAGGTTTCGTCTGGCCAGGGGCTTTACCCGAAAGCAATCGAAGGCGCCTATGGATTCAAGAGGGCAGGGCGATGATCAAATGGCCTGATGGCCTTCCCTTTCCGCTCAGGGAGGGGTACGGCTTCAAGACGGTTGAACCAATGGCCAGGACCGCCCTCCAGAGCGGCCGGGCACGCTATCGACGGAACTTCAGCAGCGTGCCGGTTGCTCTGGAGGTTTCTTGGCTGTTCACCGCTGAGCAGGCGCGTCTGTTCAAGGGGTGGTACCGAGACGTCCTGAAAGACGGCGTCAAGTGGTTCGAGTGCGAGCTCAGAACGGAAGAAGGCATTGTTCCGTGCCACCTGCACTTCGAGGGGATCTACGACGGTGGATATCTCGTCGGGCGCGACCACTGGCGCTTCAACGCGACCGTCGTGATGCGAGAGCGTTCGATCATCGATCCTGGGTGGGCTGAGATTCTGCCCGAGTACATCCTCCTCGCTGACATCTTCGACATCGCGATGAACAGGGAGTGGCCTCGACATGGCGACGGCTCTTGAGCGGTTCTATGCCTCAGGCGGTGACGACCTGAAGCTCGCCACGATCGAGTTGTCATGCCCGGCGTGGCCCGAGCCTATCCTCATCTGTCAGGGCTATGACGACATCACCTGCATGACTGAAGACGGGCGGCTGCTGACGTTCGTCGCCGGTGCGATCGACGTATCGATTCCGAAGCGAGACAACAGCGGAAACCAGAACGTTGGATTTGCAATCGACAACGTGACCGGATTCGCCCAGCAGCGTATCAACGAAGCCCTGGAGGCGGGCGAGTATGTAACCCTGATTCTGCGGATGTACCTGGAGAGCGATCTCACAGCACCTGCTGAGCGTCCGTACCGGATGAGGGTCAAGACGCCGGGTTTCGAAGGTCTCACTGTCCAGGTGGAGGCCGGCTACTACGACCTCATCAACACCGCCGCGCTGCGCCACATCTACAACGTTAGCGAGTTCCCTGGCCTCAAATACTGGCCCTGATCCCATGCCGAACAGATACCTCACCGCCATCTATACCGAGGGCGGGCGGGCCCTGCCGTGCCTTGACTGCTGGGGCCTGACGCTCATCGCGCGGGTTGAGTTGTTCGGGCTGCCGATGCTGACCGACTTCGGCGGTGTCACGCGGCGCACCCCGGTTACGATGCAAAGGGCGTGCGATGCGGAGATCCACCGCGCGCTAGAGCAATGCGAGCCAGGACCTGGGGTCATCGCCGCGGCCTACAGAGGGCGGCTGCTCGATCACGTAGGTCTGCTGGTCGAAGTGGATGGACGCCTCCGGGTTCTCGAAATCAACCCGGGAAGCGGGGTTTCACTCACCCCGCTCCAGAAGTTCTCCGACAAATACTCCAAGGTGGTCTTCTACCGTGATCGAAATCTACCCATCGCTCCTTGACGGAGAACCGCTGGAGCGGCATCCGATCGGCCGCAGGATGACGATTCATTCCTGGCTGACCGCGAATTCGCCCGGGTACCGCTGCCACGACGTACACCCGTTCTCTATCTGTGTTGTCCCCGCTGAGGTTGCGCTCTGCGATGACCTCACCGACAAGCAGAAAAAGGCCCATGAGGAGTTCATCCATCCCGGTGAGTGGGCCGAGCGCATCATCGACCGCGGCGACATTGTGAGGATCTACAAGCTCCCGCGCGGGACTGATCCGTTCACGATTACTGCGGCCCTTTTCAAGGGGGCGCAATCGGTTTTTCGGATGCTCATGCCTCAATTGCCCGGCATGCCGACGAACCCCGGGCAGGGCGCGTCGCTCTCTGAAACTAGCGCGCGCGGGAACAAGGTAAAACTCGGCGATGCGATCCGCGAAGTCGCTGGCCGTCGTCTGATTTATCCAGACTACATCCTGCCGCCCCGGAAGTATTTCGCCGGTCCGCGTGAGCAGTGGACCGAAATGCTCCTGTGTATTGGCCGTGGTCGGTTCCAGATCGCCGAAGGGGCAGCGAAAATCGGTGACACGTCGTTCCTGGCACTGGGCGCTGATGCCTCTTTCCAGATTTTCGAACCAGGGCAGAACGTCAGCGGGCACCCGGCATCGGTCTGGTGGCACCTGGTTGAGGAAGTTGGTGCGAGCTCGACTGGTAATGCCGGCCTGGACCTGACCGAGAGTTCCAATCTCACCCCGAACCCGTCGGCAACTACGTTCACGTTTTCCGGAACGAACATCATCATTTCTGCCGGAGCCGGGTCGTTCCCCTCTGACTGGGTTGCGGGGACGATCCTCCGGGTTGAGGCGATGTACCCCTATTCGGTGAACGATGGCGGCGGGACGAATCGCGACGTCGTGACAGGGGATATCGCTCAGCTCGGGCTGGATGTTGGCGATGAGATCGAGGTGGTCGGCACCAACGGCGGCCTCTACCTGGTGAACGACATCACCTCAACGTCGATGACGCTCAACTACAGCAACGGTTCGCCGGCCAATGCGTTGCAGACCGGCTCCGGAAATGCAGCAATCGGCCCGCGTGGGCTGCGCTATCGGATCACGGCGTACAGCGCGCAGCAACTCACCGTCGAGCGGCTGACCAGTGCGGGCGGTGTCGATGTTGACTGGCCAGGATTCACCGCTCTCAATTCGTCTACGTCCCGAGTCACCATTGATCCGACCAGCCTAGAAGGGGGCTGGCGCGGTCCCTTCCCGGCGTGCCCTGTATCGGAGAAGACCAACTTCGTCGAGATCGACGTATTTTGCCCGGAAGGGCTTTGCGGTGTAGGCAGGGAAGGGCAGATCTACCAGATCCGCACCTATTACGACATCCAGTGGCGAGACATGGCCATCGGCGGCGCATGGACGACGGTCAGCAAGAACCATGCTGGCAGTTCTCTCGACCAGCAGGGTTTTACGGACGGCATCCCGCTGCCGTACATGATGCGGCCCGAGTTTCGCATCAGAAAAGTTTTCGTCAACCAGGGCGGCAACTCAACATCCGAGTACCGAGACCGCACCCAGTGGTACGGGATGCGCGCGCGCCTCCAGGCTCCATCGTCCTACGCCGGCGTCACGACAATGGCTGTCCGGTATCGGTCGTCTGACCGCATCGCGGCGCAGACCGAAAGCCGCGTCTCGGTAGAGGCCACTCGCATGCTCCCAACCCGCCAGGGTGGAGCATGGACGAGCGAGATCGCTACGCGAGACATCGTCCCGTTCCTCTGCTACATCGCGAAGGAGCGCGGCTACACCGATGCGGATCTCGATCTCGAAGAACTGGATCGGCTGGACGCCATCTGGAAGGCCCGCGGCGACACGTTCGACATGATCTACGAGGACGGTAAGGTCACGGTCGCCCAGATCATGGACGACGTGCTTGCGGCCGGGTACGCCGAGAAGACCATCAAGCGCGGCGTGATCTCTGCGGCCCGAGACGAGCCAAGGACAACATTCGGGCACATGTACTCGCCGCAGAACATGGATGGTCCACTGAGGATCAGCATCAGCGCTCCGTCAGAGGACGACTACGACGGAGTTGATGTGGAGTTCGTCAATGCCAACGGCTGGATCGAAGATACCGTCCAGTGCCGCCTGCCCGGCGATGTCGGTCGGAAGGTCGAGAAAATCACGGCTGTCGGCGTAACAAACCGCGACCGAGCCTGGCGCTACGGGATGCGCCGCAGGATGGCACAGCGATACCGGCGAACCGAGTATTCGTTCGATACCGGCCTCGACGCGCTGAACAGCGAGTTCTGGGATTACGTGGCCCTCGCCGGCGATGTTCCCGGTCCCGGATTGGCGCAGAGCGCATACCTAAAATCGTTCGTGATCTCGGGAAACTCGGTGCTGATCGAGTCCAGCGAGCCGCTCGACTGGTCGCTGCTGAACTCTCCAGCACTGTACCTGCGCCGTCCAGACGGAACGGTATCCGGCGGATACCCGGCATCTCGGATCGACGACTACCGGCTGAGCATTCCCAGCATCGATTTCGTCCCTGATGTTTCCTGGGAGATCGAGCCGCCGCACATGCTGCTGGGGAACCCATACCCGGCCCTGATCAGTTCAATCGATCCCAAAGGCAATACCGCTGCGTCCGTTCGTGCGGTGAACTACGACCCCAGGGTCTACACCTTCGACGACGCCAGCGCCCCCAACTGACCGCACACACAAATCCAGAGCCCGCCATAGAGCGGGCTTTTTCATGCTCGGAGAATTTGCATGACTACGTATGCCACCGGCAATCCGCTTGGCTCCAAAGACCCGCGCGACTTGTACGACAACGCCGAGAACTTCGACGCGGCAATGAACGACCGCGTGAACGTGGCGTGGAGTGACCGATTCGGCGTCTCTAGAAAAACCTGGTTTGGAGTCGAACAGCAGGTCAACGACTTCCTCGCCAACGCCGGCTTCGAGCCGGTGCCGCTGGAGTACGTCGATGGCACTCCGCTTACCGTTGATCGGCCAACACAACTGATTGAGCGCGATGGGAACTTATACAGCGTCAAGCTTCCAGCATCGTTCCCTGTAAACCTTACTGGGAACTGGGCCACCGACGAGAGTCTGCTGGTTGCCCAGGTCGACCGCTCGCTGCGTCAGCAGTTGAGAGCTCCGGGTGGCGCCGGAATGATGGGTTACGATCCGGCGGAAACGTACCCATCAGATACGGTTGGGTACGAACTGCAGGCGCTACGTTCTGCTCGGCGCATTGCGATAAGTTCGTTCTGGCCAGCCGGCGGAGGAGATGACGGTACTTCCGCATGCGAGGCCGCGATTGTTGCGGCTGGGGCTGGCGGAGAGGTGTTCTTTGACGTCCCTGACTTCATCATCACTCGAAAGCTGGTGCAGCTTTCGAACCAGAAGTGGTACGGGCGCGGAGGGCAGCGAGGGACGACGATTCGTAAGGGGGCGGACATTGATATGATCGATGTTGCCTCTCTTGGCACAATCATTGACATCAACCTAGAGGGGGACGGCCAAAACTTCAGCGGTAAGGGATTCCGAATTCCCGCGGGCTTCAGCCAAACGATCGAGCGCTGCCGAGCGGTCAACATGGGTGGAGAACCCATGTATTTTGAGCCGAACGCCGGCGGTGGAGCGAACATATACACGTTTGAGGGATATCCTACTGATACGTCACTATATGCTGGTATCGCGATCGCTGGGGACACCGCTCCTCACCCGAGGTTCTTCCGCGGGATTTGGCTCTCCGGCGCTAATTTCGCGCTCGGGCCAGGAGCAGGAAATGGCAGTTCAATGACTGGCTTTTATATACGGGAACTGCGATTTGATCCGACGTCGACGCTATTCCATCTCTCGAATGGTCGATGTGCGACGTTAGGAGAAACAACAACACTCCGAGGTTTCGATCACACCCTCGATGGTGTCGCGTTCGCTGGACCGGTAGCCCTTGAGAATGCTCAGGGCATCAATATTGGATCGTCGTGCACTGTTCCCAGTTTGATTGAGAATCCGAATAACAGTAGATACAACTCTGTCCATGTTCAGCGGAGAACATACACTCCAGTCTGGACCCAGGCTACAGCTGCACCATCGATCGGGAATGGAACAATCACTGGGAACTATACACGCGCTGGACATGAGTGTTTCGTAAACATTCAGTTCGTTTCTGGATCAACAACAACATATGGAGACGGTTCGTCTGCATATAGATTTTCCTTGCCATTTCCTGGTCATATTGAGTATACGCAGTCAGGGTTCCCAGTGAGAGTTTCTGATGTTAGTTCCGGTGTTGACTTCACAGTGTGGGGGCAAATTGGTGCAGGTCTTAACTATATTACTCTGTTTGGGGGTGGTGGCCAGCAGGTAAGGAACGGATTCCCGATGGCTTGGGCTGCTGGGGATATCATATGGATGCGCTTCGCTTATGATGTTAGGTAGAGCATGGCCGCTATCGCGGCCATGTTTTCTTGTTTAGGCTTTTTATTATCTCTAGACTCGCTATGTCAGACCCTTCCTTCGATAAGTGGGTAGGGTCTGAGTATAGTATTTTCCCGTCCCTGAACGGAGTGCATGAACCGTTGCTGCAGAGAGAGGGGGATACATCTACAAAGTGCGTTTTGTTGTGTTTTCTTGCAAACTCAATCAATATTGAATTTGTTTCTTCTGATTTCGAGTCTGACTTTCTATACGAGATAATGCTTTCGCATCTCTGATGTATATAGGACGGGCGCATTAGGCATGAAGCTGTGTCTAAGCTGTTTGACTTAAATGGCTGACCGCCAACGATATATAAGTCTCGGTCTCCTATGTCTTCTCTGATTTTTTCAAGCCAGTCAATTATTATATCTCTTCTCGAGGCTCCTTTTAATTCGACATTTTCCCCATTTCTATTTGATATCTGACCGCTATATCCACCCCAGGATTGAGCAATAATTAGTGGTAGATTGTTTCCTTGAAGAGCCTTGATCGCGTTATTGTATGTGGCTTTGCAGTCTTCTCTTGGGGTTCCATTGAGGATACGTGTGTACTCCCCAGAGATCACGCATCCATGCCTAAAGAACCCAAGCATGTATGAGCCGTCTTTTCGAAGAGCCTTGTCTAGACCAGTGGCGTACTGTAGAGCGAAACTATCCCCAGTTATTATCGCTACTGCTTCACCTTTTTTGTCACCCAGAAAAGCCTCTAGCGGAAATCCGTATCCACCATAGTTTAACTTGTGGTATTCGGCCGGGTTTTCCATAAGCGACCGGTATGATTCTGGTATTCTCTGAGGAAGTCCGTTATTATTGATTACCGCTTTTGCACCATAAAAACACCCGGCAACTGTAAAAGCTATTGCTCCATATCCCGCAATTCTAAGTGATCTGGTCTTTGTTATGAATCTCTTCTCTATTAAGTGGTGAAGAAGTGCGCCAATTATTAGCGAAGCTACAAGAAGTGAGACTTTTTCAGAGATCACTATGTCTCTGAATATGTAATATTTATAGAAAACATTTAAAGGCCAGTGGACTAGGTATACAGAGTAAGATATTAGCCCTACGTATACCACAGGTCGCATGCGCAGAATTGCGGCAGCCGTCGAATCTCCTGAATATATGCAGATAATAGCTCCAAGGCACGGCAGAGCAGCCCTGAACCCAGGGAATGGTGAGGAAGAGTCGAGCAACAGCGCCGGCATTATTATTAAAGCGAGTCCGATGAAGAATATAACAGATGCTTGCAATCCGGTTTTTTTATGGTGCTCCAAGTAGACGACAAGCGCCCCTGCGGAAAGTTCGAAAACCCTAAAAGGAATTAGAAAATATGCTGCCGAAGAGTCGTGACTTAGCCAAATCTGCGATGCTACCAGGGATCCTGCTGTAAGTAATGAAAGAACGACAACAAAGAAACGCTCTGATACTTTCAGGGAGGCCCATACGATGAATGGCCACACCAAATAAAATTGCCATTCAGCAGCTAGGGACCATGTGTGCAATAATGGTTGCGTATGAGCTGACGGGTCAAAATAATCCTGATTAATCCAGAAATAAATGTTCGATGCTGAAAATAGCGCGTACTGCCCTGACTTTGCAAGGTTTGAAAATGACGCCGGGTCAAATAGAAGATATCCAATGGCTAGGCAAGCAGCCACCGTAACTATTAGCGCAGGATGCAGCCTAAGTAATCGTCTTGCAAAGAAAGATGTGAAGGAAAATGCACCTTGTAAAACGCCTTTCCGGATTACTTCAGTTATCAAATATCCTGATATTACAAAGAATACGTCAACCCCTATAAATCCACCGCTGACGCCAAGGTCGAAGTGGAATAGGAGAACAAGAATAACTGCGATGGCGCGTAGTCCGTCTATGTCAGGCCTGTATTTCAGGCTCTTGCTATGCATTGCGGATCCTTCTCTAGGTGTAAAACAGGCGCGAATGATAGCGGTCATTTCGTGAACAGTCATTGATCAGAACAAGGAGCATGCATGCCAATCACCGAGCAGCAATTGCTGCAGATCCTCCCGAACGCCGGCCCTCGAGCCGGCGTTTTTGTTGGTGCGCTGAACCGCGGGATGACGCGGTTCGGTATCACGTCGCCGGTGCGCGCGGCGGCATTCCTCGCCCAAGTTGGCCACGAAAGCGGCCAGTTGACCCGCCTGGTGGAGAACCTCAACTACAGCGCGCGCGGCTTGGCGGCGACCTGGCCGAGCCGGTACCGCGATGCCGACGGCCAGCCCAACGCCCTGGCGCAGCGCCTGGCGCGGAACCCACGGGCTATCGCCAACAACGCCTACGCCTCGCGCAACGGCAATGGCGACGAGGCGTCCGGCGACGGCTGGCGCTTCCGCGGGCGCGGCCTCTTACAGATCACCGGCCGGTCGAACTACCGCGCCGCCGGCGCCGGGCTGGGCCAGCCGCTGGAGGCTGAGCCCGAGCTTCTCGAGCAACCGGAGTGGGCGGCGCTGTCCGCCGCCTGGTGGTGGTCGACGCACGGCCTGAACGACCTGGCCGACCGCGGCGAGTTCGCCGCCATCACTCGGCGCATCAACGGCGGCACGAACGGCCAGGCGGAGCGCTTGGCGCTGTGGGAGCGGGCCAAGGCGGTGCTGTCGTGATCTCGGCCCGCGTGATTTCGATCGCGCTGGCCTGCCTGCTACTGGTCGGCCTCGGCACCGCTGGCGGTGTCTGGATCGGCGCGCGGCACTACCGGCCGCAGCTCGATGCTGCGCTGGCGGATCTGGTCGCCTGCCGTGCCGCCCGGGGCAGCCTGGAGGCCTCAGTGGCGGAGCAGGTCCGACAGGTTGCCGCGCTGCGCCTGGCCGACGAGCAACGCGCCCGGGATGCCGCGCAGGCTGTGGATCGGGGACGGCAGCAGGCCGCGGAGCAGTATGCCGAAGCCCAGCGCCTGGTACGTGAGCGAACCGCCGGTGAGCAGTGTGCGGCCGCCGAGGCGGTCATTAATCAGGAGTTGGGCCTATGAAACTGCAGGCGTGGCGAAAGACTGCAGGTGCAGCGATTTTCGGCAGGTGCAGCCGAAAGGCGCAGGTGGTGCAGGTGCTGGGGTTGGTGTTCGCGCTGGCGGGATGCGCCGGCCAGGTCGAGCCTGAGCCGCGCACGGTGCGCGTAGAAGTGCCGGTGGTGGTGCCGTGCCGAGTGCCGGCGGTAGAAGTGCCGGCATGGGCAGCGGCTGGGCTGAAGAAGAGCGACGACCTACAGACCAAGGTCCGTGCGCTGCTGGCCGAGCGGCGGCAGCGGATTGGTTACGAGGCGCAGCTCCTGGCTGCGAATCAGGCCTGTCAGGATTAGGAGTAGACTACGGCCTTTTCCTACGGAGCAGGGCGATGCTGGTGATTCGATTGGCGTCCTCAAACGACCTCCGGCGTACTGCGGCAATCCTGCCTGCCGAGCCCAAGGAAGGCCAGACGGTGGACGTATCGATCTGCGACACCGCGCACTCGCCAGATGGATGGATCGCCGTCGGCGCAGGCGTAGCAGCCTACGAAGCGGAGCGCTGAGGCTCTATCAGATGGGCGCCCTGGTTTCGGACGTTCCCAACTGCTGGGTCGACCGCGTACCAGGTGAACGCCTCGCTCGGCTCGCCCTGCATCAACACGATCTCTTCTGCGCGTTCCGGCGGCGTCGCCGGGTCCAGCCACTCGCGGGCCATCTCGGGCGATAGCACGACGGGCCGCCGGTCGTGAATATCTACCAGGCCGCCGGCGCTATCGGCGGTGATGATCACGAATCCATGGTGATCTGCCGGTTCGTCATCGAGGCCAGGAAACTGGCCGATGGCCGCGCATAGGATCGGACTCCCGTCCCGGTGTTGGATGTGGAACGGTTGTTTCCGCGCCTCGCCTCCATCGACCCACTCGAACCAGCCCGAGATCGGCGTCAGCGCTCGGTGTTTCCACGCGGTGCTGAAGAAGCGTCCATGCGCCACCTTTTCAACCCGAGCGTTTATCGGCGCCGCGCGATCCCTGGCCCAGAAGGGCCGCCAGCCCCATCGAATCGGCTGAGCTACAAGCGCATCGCCTTCGAGCCGTAGCGTCGTCACCGCCGTCGACGGCGCGACGTTGTAGCGCTCGGGCTGCTCGCCGACAAGGTTGACCAGCGCGTTGGGCATCGACAGCGCGTCGACGAATTCGTGAAGTCCCGTGTACTGCGAAAGCCTGCCACACATCGCATCGCTCCGGCCGAAGTGGTGCGGTAAGGGTAGTTCAGGTGGGCCAACGCCACGGCCGGAAGTCGCTGGGGATCTGCTCGACAAGCAGCAGCGTGCCGCCGGCGTCGAGTTCGATCACGAGGCCGCGCACAATGCCGGCACGCTCAAGCGCCTGGCCCAGGCGGAGGTATGTTATCCCGTCGAGCGGATCCCGGCTGATGTAGCCCAGGCGCTGTCGTGCGGGTGCGGGCCCGTGGTAGATGCCCTCGTCGTCCACGCTCCCGACGACGACGACGCCGTCGAGCACGTCGTAGCAGCAGTCAGAGCAGTAGTGCGTCTCGCGCGTGATGCCGTGCTCGATCGCCCATCCGTACATCCCCAAGGCGTCGGTGACCATGTCGTGGCGGTCCTGCAGGCCCACGATTCCGCACTGGTAGAGTTCGTTTGCCTCGCCCACCAGGTACAGGTACTGCTCATCCGCGGCGTACAGCCAGGCGGCATGCTGCCGTATCGCGGCGAGCCATTGGGTGACGCGCTGGTGGTGGCAGATGCGGGGGTCGGAGTAGGACAT